AAGGTAATCCTGATGGTCCGCTTCCTAAGTGGGGTGAACCTGATGGTGTAGCTGATGCTATGAGCAAAACTCCAGGTCAAAAGAAAAAGAAAGTAGCAGAAGAAGTCAAAACAATCAAAGTTGGCGAAGATGCTGTTGGTAGTGATAAGTGTCACTATGCTCTCGTCATGGATAGAAAAGTCACTGCAGTCGGTACGAAAGACGAAATGTTGGCAAAGTGCAAAGAGGAGGGAGGCCGAGTTTGGGTGTCTACTAAAAAGGTTGGCGATATCGTAGAAGCAAAGTATGCGGTTGATATTGAAGGCATGCCTCGTTTCTATATGGATTCAGATTCACCGGGCCGTGTCAAAGTTGCGCTGAGACAGATGTTAAAGAAAGCAAACGCTATTAAAAGTGTACAACGCACATATGATCCAGCAATCAAGGCAGATCTACGACAACGACTCAAAGATGCGAGTACGGATATGAAGACTAACTATGTCAATGAAGTACTGAAAAAATCAGATGATATGGGCAAATGGATAGACGACTTCAAAAAATCAGATGCACCACAATTTAAGGGCAAGTCTATGAAGAAGAGACGACAAATGGCTATCGCTGCTAAACTTTCTGCGATGGAAGAAACAGGATCTTGGAAGAAAGATTCTGGTTGGAAAAAAGTTTCCGGTCCTCGCAAAGATGAGTTCGGTAACACAATTAAGAAACAAAACATTGCTAAGCATCTTGCTAAAAAGGCAATGAATCAGACTAAAGCAATGAGAGATAAAAAATGAAAAAGTTTAAGGAATTTGTAACGGAGAAAAAAGAATTGACTCCTGCACAAAAGAAACACATTGATGTAGACGATGATAATGATATCGACGCTGATGACTTCAAAAAGTTGCGAGCGAAGAAAGAGAAAGCTGTCAAGGATGACGACTAATAAATAACTGTTTAACACTAAGACGGAGAATAAGAAATGTCTTTATTCGGTAAAAGAGACCAGAAGTCAGACGCACCTAAGTTTGTTGCGAAAGCAGAAACTGGTGAAACTGGACAAGATTTGTTCGGTAATGCTACTGACGGTGTATTTGGTGTAAGCGATGCTGAATCACAGGCAGCTCGTGGCGATGGTAAGGGTAGTGTGCCTCCCGGTTGGGTCCGCAAATATCCTCGCACTCGTAACGGTGTGACTGTTGATGTACACGAAACTCTTGCTTGTGTCAGCTCAATGACTACTGATGCAACTGATTTCGCCAATACATCTACATCAGATGTTGCTAACACTACTGGTACCGCTGACGATTCAGAATTTGCTGATTCTTAATCATAAGTAGTTTGTTATGACACCATTGAATGAGTCTAACTTTTTGTTATACGCTGCGGCGAACTACACCAATACGGTGTATGATACTGAAGAATTTTATGATGATTTGAAGAGGTTCAAGTATCTAAAGCGTCTCTTCTCAAGATACATCGAGAAGGGTGAATTGAAAGAAAGATTGATTCTCAACCATATTATTACATTATATAATGTCTTTACACATGATGCTGCTACTCGCATGTTATTTTATAAGATAGGTGAGGAGCATTGGGAAATACTTAAGACATTTTTATTGTTTCTTCAGAATATGCCGCAAGTAATATACGACATACAGTTTGAAGGGTGTCACATCAAATCTGAAATGATTTCAGTAGATTTAAAGATCGCAGAAGTACTAAGGAACATATAGTGGCTAAAGCAGCAATCGGCGGAAAAGCAATCATCGAGCCTAATAATAAAGGGACCAGTATCGGCCGCAAGAATATTAAGATGGCATCGATGAATAAGTCTAGTAAGCGTAGCTTTAAGAAGTATCGAGGTCAGGGATAATGGCGAAAGGTGCAATAGATCTAGCGGCGATTTACATGTTTTTAAAGCGGTTAGTAACACCTTTCGATCAATGGGATGCCTACAAAACTGGTCTTATCGACAAAGATGGTAAGGTAATTGTTGATAAAGCAGACCGTACACCTGAGCAGAACAAATCGTTCGGTTACTTCGATAGACTTGTTGCTAATCTGAAAAAGCTATTAGGTAAAATACCTGGTGGCAAATCACGTATCGCTTCATTTGCAGCGGCGCTCTTACTTTTGCGTGAGAAAAATATCGATCCTGATGATATTGAGTATCTAGAAGAATGTTTGCAACACTATATGAAAGAAGCGGAAATGCTAGTTGAAGAGGGAGAAGGTGGCCCAACTAATTCTACATCGATGGGCCCTGGTATGGGTGATGATCCTCAAGCATTTCCAAAGAAAAAGAAAAGAAAAACACAATTCATCACGCGCAACTACATTGAAGTCAATGGTAAGCGCAAACGTATTTTTAAGGGCTAACCATGGCTGAAACACATGCAAAACGTTTAGATCGTATCGAAGAGAAGATCGACAAGATGACTGATGCAATGATCTCTCTTGCGCGTGCTGAAGAGAAGCTTATTCAGATAGAGAAGAATAATCATGCAGCTTTTGAACGTCTCAATCGCTTCTCTGCTAAGCTAGACGATATCGAGAAGAAGGTTGATGACAATGCTCATACCGTCTCGATCATCAATCGTCTCTTTTGGATTGTGACTATTGCCGTCGCATCCGTAGTCGTATCACAGCACTTCCCCTTTATATAAGCATGTACATTACTTGAAATAGCGGTATAATAGCTCTATCGCTATTCAGGTATTTTATTATGTGGTTAGAACAAAAATATATTGGTTTGATCTCCAACCGATTAGACCGATTTAAAAGAGTCAAGGCTCAACACTACAACTTTAGGTGCCCTGTTTGTGGAGACTCCAGAAAAAATAAGTACAAAGCACGTGGTTGGATATTTCCGAAAGACGATGGCGGATATTTGTACCATTGTCATAATTGTAGCATTACTTTGGGTATCGATAAACTCCTTGAGTTCGTCGATCCAATAGTATATCAGGAATTTATCCGCGAGAAGATCAGCGAAAATCTGATTCCTCAAGAAAGAAAGGTATCAGAGGCTGAAGTACTCGCCGTTAAAATGAAACCTCCCAAGTTCGTTAAATCTAGCGAGCTAAAAAATCTCAAAAAAATCTCGCAATTATCTCACGATCATCCCGCCAAGGCATATATAAACAAGAGACAAATTCCTACATCATATCATACTAAGCTGTTCTATGCTCCGCGGTTCAAGCAATTCGTTAACAGCGTGATACCAGGAAAGTTTGATACATTAGATAACGATGAACCACGTCTCATTATACCGTTTCTCGATGAGGACAAGAACCTCTTCGGATTTCAGGGACGATCCTTCCGTAAGGACGGCATACGGTATATAACAATAATGATCGATTCTCAGAAGTCGAAAGTGTTCGGCTTAGATACCTGTGATCGCTCTAAAACTCACTACATTCTCGAAGGTCCAATTGATTCGATGTTTGTAGATAACTCAATCGCGATGGCAGGTGGTTCCATTGATTGGGATCTAGTGAATGAAAATAGCGTTTTTGTTTACGATAATGAACCGCGATCACGTGAAACATGTGCTAAGATTGAGAAGACAATAGATAAAGGATATAAGGTGGTCATATTCCCAGAGACGATCAAATCGAAGGATGTCAATGATATGATTTTGTCGTCCGAGACTATGTACATCAACGAAGTTTTAAGAGATAATATATCTTCTGGACTTGAAGCAAAGATACATTACATGGCATGGAAAAGGATATGAATCATCTATTGATTTCGACATTTATTAATGAAGACAACGCTCGCAAAGCTGAAGTCTTTAAAGATAAGTATCATTATGGTGTACATATGTACGAACGAGAAACAAGGGCTTGGGGATATGGCCGTTGGATTCTTCGACGTACTGAGTTGTTAGAAAAACATAATGTACACTATGCAGAAGATTTAGCAGAAAATTACGTCGAACGATGGGGTGCATTCAAATGAGTGTAGAAATGACAGTCTTTATCACACTTTCATTAATGTTTATTTCTTATCATGTGGGCAATCTTATCGGTAAAGCAGAAGCATATCACGCAGGATTCTTAGTCGGTGCAAGTAATGGTATCGATAAGATTCTACAAGTTCTAAAGAAAGACTACGGTATAATCATGGGTTATGATGATATCGTAGTCGAAGCAGATAATAAGGCAGAATAAATGTTTAGATACAATTGCGTAATTCGCAGGGTGGTCGATGGCGACACTGTGGATGTAGATATCGATCTCGGTTTCGGGATCTGGCAACATAACGAGCGAGTACGTATTCACGGTATCGATACTCCTGAATCACGAACTCGAGATAAAATAGAAAAACAGTTTGGATTGCTTGCGAAGAAGTTTGTAGAAGGACGCTTGCCAGTAGGATCTAAACAAGTACTCGTTACCGAAAAACCTGGTGACGATGCAAAGGGTAAATTCGGCCGAATTTTGGGGAAGTTCGAAGTATATGATGGCGAAACTGACAGTACCATGTTTTTAGGAGATATTATGATCCGCGAAGGTCATGCAGTTCCTTATTTTGGTTTAAGTAAGGAAGCGATCAAGGAGGCACATCTTGCCAATCGTCAAAAACTGCATGAACGCGGAGTTATCTAATGATTCAGAACATTCAAGTTACGAAGAGAGATGGTGAAAAAGAAGTACTAGATCTCGAAAAGTTCCATCGTGTAGCTGCGTACGCTTGTGATGGTCTTAACGGTGTATCTGCCTCAGAACTCGAAATCAAAACACATATTCAGTTTTATAACAATATCAAAACTGTCGATGTACAGGAGATGTTGATCAAAGCTGCTGCTGATTTGATTACCGAAGAAACACCGAACTATCAATATGTAGCAGGCCGTCTTATTAATTATGGGCTGCGTAAGGAAGTCTACGGTAAGTTCGAACCACCCTCATTAGTAGAACACATCATCGAGAATATTTCATTTGGTCGTTACGATGGTGTGCTCATGAACAAATATAGTCGAGAAGACATTGAGTTTCTCGATACAAAGATTGACCATGATCGAGACTTTGCTTTAACTTATGCCGCAATGGAACAAATGCGTGGTAAGTATCTCGTCAAAGATCGAGTGACCGGTGAAATTTTTGAAACACCTCAGATGGCGATGATGTGTATCGCTATGACACTGTTTGCAGATTACGAAAAGAACAGAATGGACTGGGTTGTGAAGCTGTATAACGCACTCAGTAATTTTGATATTAGTTTGCCTACACCAATTATGGCGGGAGTACGAACGCCTCAACGACAGTTCTCGTCATGCGTACTTATCGAGACTGATGACTCACTGGATTCTATTAATGCAACGGCTTCGTCAATTGTCAAATACGTTTCTCAAAAAGCTGGTATCGGCGTCGGTGCCGGTCGCATCCGTGCTTTGGGTTCTGCTGTGCGCAACGGTGATACTAGTCATACTGGTATTATCCCCTTTCTTAAGTATTTTCAAAGTGCTGTTAAATCTTGTTCTCAAGGCGGCGTCCGTGGTGGGGCGGCAACTATATATTACCCCATTTGGCACCTCGAAGTAGAAGATCTGCTAGTACTGAAGAACAATAAAGGTACCGAAGAGAATCGTGTCCGCAATATGGATTATGGTGTGCAATTCAACCAAGTCATGTACGAGCGACTCGTCAAAGGCGAAGACATTACTCTGTTCTCACCTCATGAATGTAAAGATATGTACGAAGCATTCTTTACTGACACCGATAAGTTCCGTGAATTGTATGAGAAGTATGAGCGCAAGACTTCTATTTTGAAACGTTCTATTCCTGCTCGTGATCTGTTTTCAGCATTCATGCAAGAGCGAAAGGACACTGGACGTATCTATTTGATGAATGTTGATAACTCTAATGACCACGGCGCATTTAAGAAAGAGCTTGCACCGATTCGTCAGTCGAATCTCTGCTGCGAAATCAACCTACCGACTACACCACTCAACGATCTACACGATGAGAATGGCGAGATCAGCCTATGTACTCTGGCAGCTATCAATTGGGGCAACGTCAAGAAACCAGCTGACTTTGCGTTGCCTTGCGAATTGGCTGTACGTGCACTCGATGCATTGCTCGATTATCAAGACTATCCGGTCAAGGCCGCTTTTGTGGGCTCTATGAATCGTCGACCTCTTGGTGTTGGTATCATCAACTTTGCACATTGGTTAGCGAAGAACGATACTAACTATCAAGATCCTAATCTCAAGCTAGTACACGAATATGCTGAGGCATGGTCATACTACTTGATTCAAGCATCTGCTGTACTTGCCGCTGAGAAAGGAGCATGTCTCAAGTCTGAAGAAACGAAATATCATGAGGGTGTATTGCCTATCGACACTTATAAGCGTACAGTCGATGAATTGATCGAACCAAATTATAAAATGAATTGGGACGAGTTGCGTGATCTACTCAAAAAGGTTGGTATTCGTAATTCAACACTGATGGCGCTGATGCCTGCTGAGACGTCTGCGCAGATCAGTAATAGTACGAATGGTATTGAACCTCCTCGCTCTCTTATCTCCGTGAAGCAATCAAAAGACGGTGTGCTGAAACAGGTCGTACCTCAAATTGGCCGTCTCAAGAACAAGTACGATTTACTTTGGGATCAAAAGTCACCTGAAGGTTATCTCAAGATCATGGCTGTATTGCAGAAGTTTATCGATCAAGGTATCTCAGTTAATACTAGCTACAATCCTCTGCACTATGATGAAGAGAAGATTCCACTGTCACTCATGATGCAACACATGTTGATGTTCTATAAGTATGGTGGCAAGCAACTTTACTACAATAACACTTATGACGGAGCTGGCGAAATCACAGACGAACGTGATCCACCACTTGAAAAAGAACCTGCAGTATGTGATCTGAGTAATCCCGAAGACTGTGACGCTTGTAAGATATGAAACACTTAGAAGAAAATAACGTCACATATTTCCAGCATTTGCGTTTTGCTTGGACTGTAGCTTTTATTCTTCTTGTACATGGTCTTATACCTTTTGTATGGACAGACCGCGGTTCTCAACTTCTTTGTAAAGACGATGATTAATGGAAGATAAAAAGTCAAAAGCATTAAAAGAAGTTATTGACAAATATCCAGAGACACTTGATATTTTGAAAGATGACTATGTTGAATTTCATGAAAATTATAAAGAAGCACTAGCAGATTATACAAGAGTAAGAGAAGATAATGAGCGATACAGACATCGAAAAAAAGTCGCTAAGCGAAGAAGAGATAAGCAATCTAACGGCGACTGATCTACATGAGATTGCTGAATCACATGATCAAATATTTGAGTCAGTAACACCTAAGAATACTCTAGATTGGTATATTAAATGGGCTTCAAGTATTATTATTCTTGGCGCGATCTCTGTTCGAGCATCGGGTGTACCAGAATTACTTTGGATAGATATGCTATTATCATGGATCGGTGGAGTAGGATGGTTCATCGTATCGTATATGTGGCGAGATAGAGCACTTATTCTTTTGAACGGTGTAATCAGTATTATGCTGTTCGGTGGATTAATTAATTATTTTTTTGGAAATTAAAATGTCCGTATTTCATACAGAAAAAATTGACTTTACAACACAACCAGCATTCTTCGGTCCTCGTGTAAATATTGCACGTTATGACAAACAACGATATCGTATCTTCGAGACGCTAACCGACAAACAACTCGGTTTCTTCTGGCGTCCTGAAGAAGTGGACATTAGTCGCGACAGCAAAGATTTTAAAAGTTTGACAGACCACGAACAACATATTTTTACGAGCAATCTCAAACGTCAGATCTTGCTCGACTCAGTTCAGGGCCGTGGACCAGTCGAAACGTTTATGCCATTGTGTTCATTGCCTGAACTTGAAAACTGGCTTGTGACTTGGGCATTCAGCGAGACTATTCACTCTCGTTCGTATACTCATATTATCCGTAACGTCTACCCAGATCCGTCGAAGGTATTTGACGAGATGTTGGATATTCAGGAAATCGTTGATTGCGCCAAGTCCATTTCTAAATACTATGATAATCTTGCCGATAATCCAAACGAAAAAAATCTATGGTTAGCATTAAATGCTGTAAACGCACTCGAAGGTATTCGTTTCTATGTGTCATTCGCTTGTAGTTGGGCATTTGCTGAACTGAAGAAGATGGAAGGCAACGCAAAGATCATCAAGTTTATAGCACGAGATGAAAACGTGCATATGGCTTCTACTCAACAATTGATCAAGCTATTACCAAAAGAAGATCCAGTCTATGCCCAAATTGCTATAGATACACAGGACGAAGTAAAGCAAATCTTCCGTGATGTACTTGATCAAGAAAAAGCGTGGGCTGAATATCTCTTTAAAGAAGGTTCAATGATCGGTCTGAACGCAGAACTCTTGGGTGAGTATGTGGAGTGGTTAGGCAATAAGCGTATGTATGCTATTGGTTTGTCTAATGAGCGAGGAGGATCAGATCCGTTGCCATGGACACAAAAATGGATTAGCGGTGCTGAAGTACAAGTCGCACCACAAGAAACAGAAATCACATCGTATATCGTAGGTGGTATTAAGAAAGATATAGACGATGATACATTTAAGGACTTTTCGTTTTGACAGTATTGAAAGATTTTTTTGCTGAATGTTTGTTTGAAGTAACTGATAATTTTATTGACGATGCAGCAAACACAAGTGTTTTACATATTGGTGATGATCGTATAGAAGATTGGAAAGTAGTAAAAAGACATTTAGACAAACATGACATCGCGACTCGGCCACAAAATATGACAGAATTGTATGAATGCTTGGGTTTTAAAGATATAGATATTGTTGATATAAATGATATAGACAATTGGGGAATGAAAGGTAAAACTTATGATTTCATTTTTAATTGTCACTCAGCAGACAAGATGTTTGATGTCATAAGATTTTTTGAAGTAGTCGATAATATTGCAAATGATAATTCTCATATGACTCATATTCATCCATATCAAACATATGATGAGTTAGGATTTCATTGTTTAAATCCATCGTTTTATCATGAATTATCTCATAATATGCGATATGATTATGCTTTTACGTGGATTGGTTCTCTTGAAGCTGACCATCATGATAATATACAAATAGCTGAACATATTGCTAATGAGAGATATAAAAAGAGACATTACCTTGATCTCAGATATCAACCAAACGAAGGCTTTGATTTTCCATCATTTTTAGCAATTACTTATTATAAGAGTAAAAAAGAAGATGTACAAGAAGACAATTAATTGCAGATCATGTGAAGTAAAGTGTGATGTAATTATTCGTCAAACTAATTTTGATGACGAAGAAATGCCTATTGAATACTGTCCGATATGTAGTGCGGCTATAGATGATCAACAATTCGAATACGACGATGATATGGAATTAACAGAATGGTAAATATGGGTCACCACTGGGACAAAAGATTTCTTCAACTTGCATCTAACATAGCACAGTGGTCTAAAGATCCATCGAGACAAATTGGAGCTGTCGCGATTGGAGAAAATAGACAAGTACTTGCTACGGGTTATAATGGATTTCCTCGAGGAATTTACGATACAGATGAGAGATTGACAGATCGCTCCGAAAAATATAAATTTATGGTACATGCAGAAATGAATTGTATATACAATGCAACTCAAAACGGTGTATCACTAAATGATACACATCTGTATGTGTACGGATTGCCAGTGTGTCATGAGTGTGCAAAAGGAATAGTGCAAGTTGGTATATCTCGTGTTATTATGCCAGATGATGTATGGGTTCTCGATGAAAATATTGAGAACGATAAGAAGTGGATCGACAGTTGGCAATTAACCAAACAAATTTTTACTGAAGGAAATGTAGTTGTTAACACAATCAAGCTATGACAATCCGTGGATACATCTACTTGAGGGTTGGGCATTAGAATCAGAACATGTACAAAACTATTACGGTATGGTATATTTGTTAATTAATAAAGAAACGAAGCGCAAGTATATTGGTAAAAAGTTTTTTTGGTCGAAAGTAACACGCAGTGTTAAAGGAAAGAAAAAGAAAGTCTTAGTCGAATCAGATTGGAAAAAATACTACGGATCAAATAAAGAACTCAAAGAAGAGCTCGCTAATGGTGCAGAGTTCGAACGTTATGTAGTTCATTTATGCAAATCAAAAACAGAGTGTGCATACTGGGAAATGGATTATCAGATAAGGTGCGAAGCTCTGTTAACAGAAGAATACTATAACCAATTTATTGGTGGGAAGATAAACGGAAAATGGTTGAAGAGAAACCTCATTACGTAGCAATTACACAGGCTGGTTGTCAACCTTGTGAAATGCTTAAATTATATGTTGAACAAAATGATATGCAATGTGAAATGCTAGAAATTGATGTAGATATTTCTCGTGATACACTACAAAGATTATATCCTTCAATCAAAGAAGAAGGATTTCCATTTTGTACAGTAGATGGTAAACCGGTAGGTAATTTAATTTATTATTGGGAGAGTGGTTTATAATGTTAGATGTATGGAGAGTTAAGAAGACTCGCGAGATTGTTTATCCAATTGGCAATCAAGATAATAATTATACCTTATGCTTGTTTCGACACAGGACAAAAACATATAAAGGTAATTACGGGGATGTACGATCAGTACGAACCGATAATCTGATCAAGGATCGTGAGAATGGCTGAGATCATTAGTGGCGAGTTTGTTCGTAATGAAATAAATCAAAAATCTTTTGGTGGTACTGAGCAACTAACAAGTAAAGTAGCTGAAAGACTGCCTAAAGATTTATTGCAAGATTTTCAAATTGTTTCGTCTCGTGTCAGAGAGCTAGATGAAGATAAGATTCGAATCTTTTGGGCTCATGATTTACCTGGTGATCCCGAATCAGAGTTTCTTGCGACTTATATTGGCCGTAATCAGTTTCATAAGTATGTGTTTGTTTCTAATTGGCAAATGCAGGGATATATCCAACGCTATGGTCTTAAACCATCTCAATGTGTAGTACTACGTAATTTTATTGATCCTATCGAAGAGCACGAAAAACCAGATGATAAGATCAATATCATTTATCATACAACTCCACATCGTGGTTTGAATATTCTAGTACCAGTTTTTAATAAGCTATGCGAGAAATATGATAATATTCATCTCGATGTGTATTCATCATTTGCTCTTTATGGCTGGGAAGTGCGTGATAAAGAATATGAACAAACATATCAGATGATTAAGGATAATCCTCAGTCTACATATCATGGTACTCAGCCGAATGATGTTGTACGTGAAGCATTAAAGAAATCACATATCTTTGCGTATCCAACTATTTGGAATGAAACATCATGTCTTTGTTTAATGGAAGCGATGTCAGCTAAAAACCTCTGTGTACATTCTAATTTTGGTGGCATATATGAAACTGCATCACATTGGACTAACATGTACCAATATCATGAACATCCGAATTCACATGCATCAGCTTGTTACAATATGTTAGATCTTACTATTGAGAATTATGCACAGATGCAATTGAATACTGCACCAACAAAAGTGTACACTGATACCTTTTATAGTTGGGCAAATAGAGAAGCAGAATGGCTAGCACTATTGAATTCACTAAAAGCTGCGGTCGATGATAGATCAATTCCTAAAGAAACATTTTCGTACTCAACCGTCGCATGATATAAATAACTCTATGAGCAACGTCATAGAGTTTCCGATAGACCGCCGACTCGAGCAAATGGCGATTGAGGAAGGATTTAATATCTACGATAAAGTAGAGACAGCAGAATTAGATACGGATCAATACCTATCTGAAATGCTGAGTAGTATGTTTAATAATGATTATCGTGTTGATAATGAAGATTACGTTTACGATATTTCTTTCCTCTACGAAACACTTAAATCATTTATCTATAAGATGAATGACTGCCATCATCCTATTCAGCACTTCGCTAAAAACTTATACTGGGATGCCGTACATCCTGACACCGCGCAATTAGAATTTGATTTTTAGGTTTACAAGACCACTTTTATTTGGTAGAATATATCAGTAAATAAGTGGAGTTTAACAGTGATTATTTTAGATTACAACCAAGTAGCCCTCGCCAATCTCATGGTTAGTGGCCCAAAGAATGTTCAAGTAAACGAGGATTTGCTACGACATATGATCCTCAACTCAATTCGCTCAAACAAAGTCAAGTTCGAACAAGAATTCGGCGAGCTAGTCATTGCCTGCGATGCTACGTCTAACTGGCGCAAACAGTTTTTCCCGTACTATAAAGCAAATCGTAAGAAGAATCGTCAAGATTCTGGACTAGATTGGAATGAGATTTTTCGTGTGCTAAATATGGTCCGCGATGAACTCGCCGAGTTCTTCCCTTATCCCACTGTTCGAGTAGAAAATGCTGAAGCAGACGATGTTATTGCTACACTCTGTCATGAGCATGGTCGTGAACTCGGCGGTGAACCTATCCTCATTCTTTCAGGTGACAAAGACTTCCAACAACTGCAGAAGTATGCGAACGTGCAACAGTTCGATCCAGTACGTAAGCGTTGGATCAAGTGTAATGATCCTGAACTCTTCCTCAAAGAACACATTATTAAAGGTGACACCGGTGATGGTATCCCTAATGTGTTAAGTTCTGATGATACATTTGTAGCCAATGCACGACAGAAGCCATTACGAGCAAAGCGTATGGATGAATTATTGAAAGAAGTTCCTGAAGAATTACTACACAACTATCATCGTAATCGTATGATGATAGATCTTGATCGTGTACCTGCAGAAATCAAGCAAGAAACGTTACAGCAAATGTCAGAGCAAAGTAGTAAGACTCGGGCAAAGCTGTTCAACTATTTTATCAAATATAAATTAAAGAACCTTACTGAATGTATTTCGGAGTTTTAAATGGCAAAGTTAATCAGCGATATCTTTAAAGAGATTGAGAAAACAACTGGTCGAAAAAATAAGATCGCTAAACTAAAAGAATATGAATCTAATAATGCTTTTATGCAGATCTTAGAAGCAGTATGTGATGTACGTGTTATCTTTGAATTGCCTGAAGGAGCTCCTCCTTTTAATTCGCCAGAAGATATGATCGATAATACTGGCGGTCTGTATCAAGAGATGCGTAAGATGTATATCTTTACAAAGAATCAACGTAGTGCTAACATTCATAAGATTAAGCGTGAACGTGTATTCATAGAGATGCTAGAGAGTATTCATCCAGAAGATGCGAAGCTAATGCTTAGTGTCAAGGATAAGAAACTGCCATATAAGGGTATCACAACAAAACTAGTACAGGAAGCATTCCCCGAAAGGTTCAAATATGAGTAAATCTAAACGAGAAAGTAACTATCGCAAAGAAGAACGCCGTTATCAAGACGGCGATTCACGAGAATTTATCCATGAGTATCGTGAACATAAGCACGAAAAAAGAGTACAAAACTTGCTGCGATCTAACGATATTGAGGCCTTGTTGGAAGAAGACGAGTTATAAATAACTCTATGCCGACATACACATATCTAAATAATGAGACCGGTGAGTACGAAGACCATCTGCACAAGATCTCCGAAATGGATGACTTCACTTCCAGGCACCCGCATCTCACTCGTGTTATCACAACGAATAAGACAAGTATTGTTACTGGCGTCAATCAAAGACCTGACGCCGGATTTCGTGATGTTCTCAAATCAATCAAGAAAGCCTCAGGGAGGGGCAACACAATCGAAACTTTTTAACCCGTAAGTATAACAAAAAAAGAGTAGGTTATATGGCACTTTCGAAGAGACAGCGTCGTTCGCTGAGAAAAAACGGTATCTTAGACTCGAACGAACACGTACCACAGAGAGGCATGAAACTTCAGCCAATCTTACCGAAAACTTTTGCTCAACAATTGACGTTTGATGCATTCGACTCAGGAGATCACTTACTACTTCATGGAATGGCAGGTACAGGTAAAACGTTTATATCATTTTACTTGGCACTGTCCGAACTTTTCAATAACCCCGACTGCGAATTCTATGACATCACTGTCGTAAGATCTGCGGTACCAACCAGAGATATCGGCTTCCTTCCGGGTAATGAAGACGAAAAGCTATCAGTATATGAAGAACCTTATCGAGCAATTTGTAACGAGTTGTTTCGACGTGGTGACGCATACGATATCCTGAAAGAGAAAGACCTCGTAAAATTTATGTGTACATCTTTTGTCAGAGGCTGTACAATGGATAATACTATTGTCATAGTAGACGAAGTGAATAACATGAATTTTCACGAATTAGATTCGCTTATTACACGAATTGGTGACAACGCACGACTCATCTTTTGCGGTGACTTCCGCCAAAGTGATTTGACCAAACAACAGGAGAGACAAGGTCTCTTAGATTTTATGAAGATTATTGACAGACTGAATGGATTCGAGCATATTGAATTCCGTGCTAACGATATCGTTAGATCAGTACTGGTGAAGGAGTATATCATTGCAAGAGAAGAGCTCGGACTTTGCGCTTAAATTATTTGAACCCAAAACCCTAAAACGCATCAACGAGGACGGCAAGCGGCTGTACGTTACTGAAAGCGGAGAAAAGTATCCATCAGTAACGTCAGCCCTTGGCGCATTATCGAGGAAGAAAATATGGGAATGGCGAAAACGTGTGGGCGCGGAGACTGCCAACAAGATCTCAACACAGGCATCGCGCGCAGGTACTGCAGTGCACCAAATTGCCGAGGACTATATTCTGAATCAGATGAAAGAAGACGCGAATCCGATCGCGCTAAACACTTTCAGAACCATCCAACCTTATCTCGATCAGAACGTGGACGAAATCTACGGGGTCGAACTGCAAATGTATTCGGACGAATTAAAAACGGCAGGTACAGCTGATCTCATTTGCCGTTACGAAGGTAAGAATACAATTCTTGATTTTAAAACATCTAAACGTTACAAGTCTAAAGACGAGATTCACTCGTACTTTATGCAAGGTGCTGCATATGCCACGATGGTCAAAGAACACTATGATATGGATATAGATAGAATTGTTATTCTCATGGCTGTCAATGCTGGCGAAAGTGCAATTGTATTTGACGAACCTCTTGAAAATTGGCAACCAATGACACGTAAATTCTTTGATCTATATCATAAAGGCAAACTAAAGGACTTCTAATGAGAGCTGTACAATATATTGTAATACCCAATGCAATATCTGCTGAACTTTGTGAAAAAGCTATTGATTTGGGAGATAGTTTAGAACTACGATATGCTACGACTGACGGCGGAAAAGATTCTCCAACTGCGCATGTAAGAAACTCAAGTGTAGAATGGTTTATCGAGGATAATTTTAATAGTAAAGAAGATAAAGAAACAATGGTTGAGGTGTATGACGCAGTCGATGGTTGTTTTAATAGAGCTCTTGCTGATTGGGCTATGGATGATATTCAAATTGTAGATAGACAGCCATATCAATATACTAATTATCGAAAAGGACAATACTACGATTGGCATCGTGATTCACGTGAAGAGCCATATGATACGACTGAATATACCGGTCTACAACGCAAATTTAGTTTAAGCGTATTATTAAATCCGACCGATGAATATGAAGGTGGTAATTTTCAAATAGAAACGAACTGGCACCACGGTCCACATGAAAATTGGAATAGAGTAGTAACGTTCGATCCAAATCAATATGATATAGGTCAGGGTACTGTCATTATTTTTTGGTCACACTTATATCATCGTGTAGCACCAGTAAGGAAGGGCATACGTAAGTCACTAGTTGCTTGGTATCTTGGTCCGCCCTTCGTTTAATTGGATTAACTGATCTATTCCACTTAATTATTCAGCGGATTATCAAGTATAATCTGAATCTTCTCTTCGAGATCATTTCTCGTCTGACGTAAATCTTCATCGAGCGTTCGCATGCGCTCGTTTACTTTAGACTCAATACTATACACATCATCACGTAGTTCACGTTGAGTGCTATTAGTAGTATCATCAATACGTCTAGCAAGTGTTTCGACTTTATCCATATCCTCAGTGAGTCTGTCATCGGTCAATTCGATCTGCTTCTCTAGCTGATCCATCATATCACTGAGTGTATTCATTGTTTCTAACTGTACTGCTAACTCTTGTTCAATATGAGACAGGTCAGGAGCCACGTACTCCTCAATCTGTGCCTTCATATTGCGGTAATCATTATAAAATTCGAATGCTCCCCACGCACCACCGCCGAGGGTTGATAATGCTGTCAACACGACAAACATCTTACCACCTTTAAACGTCATGCCAGCAAATTCAAATTCTGCCATCTTTCTTTGCCTTCTCTGCTAATTTTCTATCTGTAGTTCTGATGATAATAGCACCATCTTTATCGTAAATCGTATACCACTTCATAGTATACTCACAAAGCCGGCAATTAATACACCACAAAATACAAAGAAGCCGGCGATAGCTGCTACATCAATATAAAATGCTTTTTTACGGGCAGCTGCTTGTGCTGCTTCGATTCTACGTTGACGAATGACTCGTCTTTCTTTCATCATATCTTCGTAGAATTGTTGTTGACCAGTATAAAGCAAAAATTCGTATAGTTCTTTTTCGAGTTGCTTTATCTTGTGTCGTGCTGCGGTGACCTGTAGTGCCTGTGCTTCTACACTACTTCCACCAAATAATGATCCCACCATGGATGGGTTTTTAGCGTGTTGATCTGCTTCTGCTAGTGTTTCCTTCGCATCAAAGAATTTTGCAAAAACATCGTACATATCTTGGACCTCTTGGCCCTTCTCAATCGCTCCTTTAATCATATTAAATGCAGAACCAGCCATCGACAACGCGGCGGCTATTTCTACCATTATGACTAATCTCCGTTAGCTATTACGTTCCCTGCTTTTGGTGCCTCAAACTGTAAATTCTTTAACATCTGAATCTCACGTTGCAGTTTGAGTACTTCTAACCGCTTCTTCTCAAGTTCTAATTCATACAGTCTATTACAGTTCAATCTCTTTTTAGGTGCGCCGATAGGAATTGTAATTCTACCGTATACACCGATATCTCTCAAAAACTCATCTTGATTGTAGTTCAGTGTAGGATCATTATTGAACTGATACATCGGATCGTTCTGATTCAGAATGCCTACTACACCAAACTCTACGTTCGTTGACGAACCAATTGCTGCTGAACATTCTACATCACCGGCTCGTACTCTGTCAGATTGAAAACTCTGAGGAGCATTCGGTATGGCAATGTTAACACCAGTATTTTGTGCATAAACAAAAGAAGGCAGCAACATCAAAATTGTCAATAGTTTTTTCATCGTTTTACTTTCGAACATATTCTAGACGAGACCAATGACGCCGTATCTTTACGCTTTACAATCTGTGTTCGTGAACAGACGTATACAACTCTGTCGAGGTCTTCCGCTTTTATGTATATATTTATGACTTTCCTTTCTAAGTAGGCAACATGAGTAGTACGTTCATACGCAGCCCATGGTATATGCATAAACTCAACATCTAATACGTCGAAAGTAAAGTAGTTGATATCGGCACGAGAGTTCCAGAGAGTCATATCAAACTGATATATCCCTTCGGCCCACGATTGAATTGGTTTAGGATAGGTGGGAGTCCACGAATGGGCCGCAACGGGCCCACTCAGGACTAACAGAAGTGCCATGATATAACGCATGGTTTAGAGTGCTATACAGTTAGCTTCCACGATAGAGGTGTAAGTACCACCAGGAAGTGCTTTGCTATAACCATAATCAGCTTCTGAGCTGACCTTAAACCACGTGCTACCAGCGATTGACAGATCTACTTCTGTCGTATTATCGTATTCGATCTTATCAGTATCATACGCAGACATACCAGCATCTGACACAGCCTCGACTGAAGTGGATCCAGTCCATGTTACCGTATCATTGAGTGCAGGACTCTGAGAGAAAGAGATAGGATGAGAGATAACAGCTTTGTATGCATCGGCCAATACGACGTCGAAGCGTACAACGGGTTCTACACCACCGTCAGCTGCATCGGTTGAGAGGATGCTTGCTGAAGGGTTACCATACACACCTTGCTTGTCGATGGTCACTACACACTTTGACTCTACGTTACCAATGATAGGAACGTCGGCAGCTTGTGCGCCGATGGCCATCATAGGAATTGAAGCGGCCAAAATTTTCTTGAACATTAACGTTCTCCTTTATATTGTGATTTGACTAATTTGTCATGAAGTAAATCTTGCGCATACTGTAATCTGCGTCCACGATTATTACGTGGCAATGTACTATCTTTCAATGTAACAGTCTCATTATAAACAGTATCGGGCAGTTGAGTATAATATACATTCGAGAAGTTATTCAGTGCCATCATTTGTTGTTGCTTGACTGTATCTACATCATTCTGTAAGGAACGACCAACTATACCTAATACATTTTCAAGATCAACTTCTTCTTCATCCTCTTCTTCTTTTTCAGACATCCTTTGTCTTTCACGTTCATCTTCATCTTCGTCTCTCATAGTCATTTTCCGATCGATCTCATTTTGAATAGCTTGATCATCAAGTGGATCAATGGGTTCAACTGATGGTATATCAGGCATTTCTACCTTATATCCCGGACATGATGGATCCGATTGTGGATCAAAACATGTGTCATACTGATAAGTGTAAACCACTACTGGATCAGTGACTTTACCTTCACCTTCCCATACTATTGAGCCATCTCCCCAATAATCGATAGGAACTCTACCAACACCAACTACTTTGTTGATAGAATTACCTGGCAATCCAGTCCAGTCGTCGGTCTCTCGGAAAATGTAACCACCGTCGACTGCATTTTCGTTCTGTACCGTTACAAATAATGGATCATCAATATCCTTGATCGTAGTGTAACGATACAAAACAGTATTGACTTGCAAACCTGCCTGCTGAGGTAAAAGATTGCTCATTACCCACGCATATCCATTCTGGGCCGCGTTGGTCGTTTGACCAAATACTTGCTCAGAGTAGGAGTAAGAGGGCGAGCAAGCCAGCGACGCCGCCGCCAGCCATTGCAGTATCTTTAGTCTGCTCATCCATACCTTCTTCTAATTCGACTTCGTCTGGACTTGAAGTTACACCTTGTGCTTGCCATGCGGCTTTCGCTTCAGGTCCAATGAGTCCGTCGTAAGGACATGGTGTACCAGCATTCATCATTGCACTAAAGACTCTCTTGTCTTGGCACATCAATGATACTGCCGCTACCTTCATACCCATGTCGTAAAGTGTTTTGGCATTCTTCAGTCGTTCACAGTTTTCATCGGTAAATTGTGTACCTGTAGAAATACCGAGAATTTGTGTTTGTACTGCTCCAGCTACACCAAAAGTACAAAGATCAGAGTTCGATGTATTGATCGTTGGTGTAATCGCCGATGCAGGAGGCGACTTCAGTGTCGTGGTAGTATTACCGTTTGTTGTGATCGTACTTGTAGTTGTCGACTCAGTTCTTATCACGTTAGGATCTACAGCTTGTTCTTGTGCCAATGCAGCAGGCAGCCAAGATACTAACAAAATAACACCAATACCGACGCACAAGATTCTGATCAAGCTCGCGTCTAGTTTATGCATTGTTATTTTTACCTATAAAATTGGAAATCATCAATATAGGCATGCTGTAGAATGGGGCTCATCCACAAAAGTATTTATACAAATAGGATCCTAGCCCTGTCCATTTATTGACAGGCCCTTGCAACTCACGGCTTATACGCTATGGTTATAAGCTTAGACGTAAAAAGTCTAAGCAAGGCATGTAATGGGGCCTCCCCATGAGGTAGAATAACAGGCCCCGAAAGGAGAATACTATGCAATCTATAACTCATCTTGAAAACCACCTCCCTCATCAACTCGAAATCTACCCAAACAGCTATAAAACTTTACCCCAAAATCGCATCATTCTCGAACTTCCAAACTACGAATCTTGCATCAATTATCTCAAAAAACACTATCCAAACTTACCTTTAGATGTGGAATATGCAATTGCAATTCCTATTCCAAAAAATTCTAAGAAAAAGTAAATATTAACAATATTTTTTCGTGAAAATCTCTAATAAAATCAATAACTTACAAGTGCCCAAAAAGTCCAATAAAATCAGTAACTTAGAGGAGAATACTATGCATACTTACCAACTCGACTGCGCTTCTGACTGCACTCTCGGCTACCTCTCTGATCTTTGCACCAAATACAATGCACACTATCGCTCTCTCATCCATTATGGACCTGCCGGCGGTAATCCTTATATCGAATTCATTTTTAATAACCAAAACGACTTAGATCATTTTATTACCGATTATGTAAATAATTAACAAAAATAATCTAAAAAATGTCAAAAAAATGGCTAATGAAATCAATAACTTGCATGCGCCCAAAAAGTCCAATGAAATCAATAACTTAGAGATGTACAACCCCATCTCAGCAGGGTATAATGACTCTTGTCAAATGGAGATATACTTATGAAAGCGATCATTCAGACTCAACACATGGAAAACTACGGCGCCCACGATTGGGACGGTAAGGGCGAGTGCCCTCAGTACTGGAAGCCAAAAGGTGGCAACACCTATATTTTCCAGTGCTCGATCGAGGACAACATGAACCCCGAGTGGTGGGCCCGAGTCGAGGCTGCTTGCACCAGCAAGAGCGAGTACTTCGAGGAGTACTCAATGGGTGAGACTGTTGTCGATGATATCGACTTCCGTCTTTCTGATCACATCGCTGATTGGGATTCTCCCTACTATGGTACGATCAAAGAAGATCGTATCTCTTTCAATCGCACGGTTGAAAACAAGCCGATGTCTGGCATGCGAGCTGAAATCGCGAAGGAGTTCACTGCATATGACGTGTTGGACAATGGTGAGAAAGTACATCACGGTGTTGCCTTCGAAATGGTAAACGGTGATGTAATTCCTTTCGCTGAGCTTCGCGCTTGGCTTGATAAATATGCACCCGCGGAGGCAGCGTAATGAAAGATACACTGACTGGAATTTTTGTCATGGCACTACTTGGTGCCGCCCTTGGAATCATGTTAGGAGTTTCAATATAATGGGTAGAAAAAGAAAGAACGATCCGTTTGCAGTCGAAGAAGTCGAAGTGTTTGACCCCGACTTTAAGCAACCACAAATGATCATTCAGCTTCGTAAGATCGTCGACTCTATCGGCAATCCGAAGCCACTTCATTGGGTTCGCACTGACGGTGGTCGTAATATTTGGGTTGCTCATAAGCACGCCAAAACTATCGTCAATATGTACGATCAGCTGACGAGTCAAGAGTCTACCTCTTTCTCTTCGGTAGACAATCGTCAAGATCCTGCTATTAATGCTAAACGAACGCGGCTTAAGCGCGAGTTTATGCAGCGTCTACAAACCACTATCGGTCTTCAATCCATTCTCAAGGAGCTGCGCGCATGACTAAGAGAGAGTTAGCAGCTTGCGAGTTTGGTAATCTGATGGACCACTATTTCGCGTATGACGATTTTCATCTCGGTGTATTTCCTCTGATGAAGAGAACAATTGGTCGTGAGGATGCAGTTGATGACCGCGAATGGAGAAAGTTCGAAGCGCAACTGCTTGAGCTTATACTGAAGCAAATACCACCGGAGTTACCGAACGAACTATGAGAATCTTCAAAGAAATTACTGATTGGCCTGAGGTCGAGTATGACGTCAAAAACCACACTTATGCTGTCAACGATGCAGGCAAGTGTGTTGGCTACTGCAAGTCAGGTACCACAGAGTGGATCTTCTTCAGTAAGCCTCGCTTCTTTGATCGAGCTCGCCGTAAGTTTATCCAACTCAAGTCAGGAAATATTTTTAATTTATTTCACAAAAACTATGTACAACACTAGTTTTTTTTGATAGAATGGTATCTGTAAATTGAATTGGCGGACGAATGCAGTGGAGGGGTTGCAACCCGATACCGCCCAAATAGCTAAAATGAATATGAACCCCACTGCATTCACCTTAATTAGCCTGTAGGAGGGCATTATTATGGCACATATGGTTGAAACAATGGCATATGCTGGTGAAGTTCCGTGGCATGGATTGGGGGTCAAGGTATCAGACGATCTGACGCCAAAAGAAATGATGAAGGTTGCTGGTCTCGATTGGTCAGTAGATCGTCATCCGATAACGACTGTCGTTGATGGTGAAGAGATCACTATCGAAGGCAAAAAAGCTTTGGTTCGTTCATCTGACAACAAAGTACTCGACGTTGTAGGAGATCAGTGGATCCCAGTCCAAAATGCTGATGCGTTCGAGTTCTTTGACGAGTATGTGAAGGCTGGCGGCATGACGATGCACACTGCTGGATCGTTGAAAGATGGCCAGATTGTTTGGGGACTCGCTAAGATCAACGAATCTTTTTCTCTCTTTGGCGGTAAGGATCAGGTAGACTCCTACCTCTTGCTATCAAATCCACATAATTATGGTCGCGGTGTTGATGTTCGATTCACACCCATTCGGGTTGTTTGCAATAACACCCTGTCAATGTCTCTTGAAGGCAAAGCATCGCTCGGTATTTCTCTGAACCACAAGTCAGAGTTTGACGCAGAGCGTGTCCGCCTTGCCCTCGATGAGGCATCTAAGAAGATGGAAACTTACCACCAAATGGCTGATTTTCTGTCGAAGAAGTACTACAAGCAAACTGAACTGTTCGAGTACTTCAACCAAGTCTTCCCTGTTACCACCAATCGTGCTGGTACAATGGACTTTGACGAGCTAATGAAGTCATTCCAAGAAGGTAAGAAAGCTGGTTCGCGTAATGCTCGAACTGCGATGGAAGTTATCAACACTCAACCTGGTGCAGATCTCGCCGAAGGTACATGGTGGAATGCTTACAACGCAGTGACTTACATGACTAACCACACTCTCGGCAACAGTCAAGATACTCGATTGCAGTCAGCTTGGTTCGGTCATAACAAGAACACGAACATCAATGCTTTAGGTATGGCAATTGAATACGCTCAAGCAGCGTAAAGGTTTGGCGCCCGAAAGGGCGTCTTTTTTTGACATATAAATATTATTCCATACAGAGGAGGATTTGTTATGGAATTTGTAATTGCAGGATTGGTAGCGGTAGCAATTGCCGCTTTTGTTTTTTGGCCTCGCGTTAGCGAAAAGATCGATGATGTACAAGAAGACATCACCGAAGTTCGCGAAGAAGTTGTAGAGGCATTTGAAGAAGTCATTGACGATGTTGAGGATGCAGTGCAAGAAGCGTTGGAAAAACTTCCTACTAAAGCGCAACTAATGAAACTGACCAAAGCAAAGATTGATGAACTGGCCGCTGAGGTTGGTATTAAGCTTGATCGTCGTCAGACGAAAGAGAAGATGGTTGCTGAACTTCAAAAGCAAGCTAAAAAAGCGAAAAAGTAATATGTCAAAAGTAATCGACGACGCACCGAAAGAGTTCGGTGCTCAGTCTTTTCTATTCGAAATAGAGAAGCTACGTGAGAAAGATTCGATCGATTATATGGATGCCATTTTACATTATTGCGAAAGAAACGACATTGAGATCGAGGCAGTGGCTCAGTACATTCGTAAGAATCTAGTACTCAAAGCAAAGATACAAGAAGAGGCCGAAGAGCTTAATTTTCTACAAAAGACGGTAAGACTACCTATATAATGGAGCCGTTCGAAGCCTACCAAAAATATCTTGCTCTCAAATTACATTTCGATTCTGAATCCTATGACTACTTCAAGTATCGTGGTAAGACGAATGCCAAGAAAGACAAATTTGATTTGAGGCAAGATCGTTTCTTTTTCCATCGTCTATCAAAGAAGGACGATCTCGAGTTGTACCTAGCCAGCAATCTGTTTGAGAAATCAGATGCTTGGGTAGGACAACTCCTTGATCAAGAATGCGTTGATAGATTCAAAGAGACCAAAAAACGTCATCAATCCTTAAAATATTTGTTTCAGCAAGACATGTCACAGTTCGATAGCCTTGACGAGGCCCTTGTTGTAAAGAACGGTGACTACCCGAAAGTACTCAACATGTATAATAGAAAGGAGATCATGCCTGAAACCATGGTCATCTTGAATGCTACGTGTAGAGTATTTTGGTATTGGAAAGAAAACATTTCTGATACTATTATATGGCCGAAGACAATGAACAAGCTGTTGAAGTATCAACCGTTTGTGAAGTTTGATGTAGAAGATTATGTTGAACTCGTCGGCAATTTATATAAATAAGGGGGAGGGGGGTGTACAAGCACTCTCTTTTATAGTAAGATATACTTGTTATATGATGAATACTGTGAATAAACTGTTAATACATTCGCACATACAAGGAAATACATATGGATTTTGCAACATTAAAATCAAACCGTAAGTCGTCGTTCGATAAGCTTACAGCAGCCGCAGAAAAAGTTAGCGGCAATCAATCACAAAACAATGGCCCTGACGAGCGCTTTTGGAAACCCACAGTCGACACAGCAGGTAATGGTTCTGCCATTATCCGATTCTTGCCTGCACCCTCAGGTGAAGATGTGCCTTTCGTTCGATATTGGGACCATGGCTTCCAAGGTCCTGGTGGTTGGTACATCGAGAAGTCACTGACTTCTATCGGTCTCGACGATCCTGTCGGTGAATACAACTCTAAGTTGTGGAACTCTGGTCTTGAATCAGACAAAGAAATTGCACGTAAGCAGAAGCGACGCCTTCACTACGTGTCTAATATCTTGGTCGTCTCTGATCCCGCCAATCCTCAAAACGAAGGCAAAGTCTTCCTCTATGAGTATGGCAAAAAGATCTTTGATAAGATCAATGACCTCATGCACCCCGCTTTTGAAGACGAGGATGCAGTTAACCCATTTGATCTGTGGGAAGGTGCCAACTTCCGCCTGCGCATTCGCAAGGTAGAAGGTTATCGTAACTACGACAAGTCAGCATTCGACTCTCCGTCTACTCTGTCTAACGATGATAGCGAACTTGAAACCATTTGGAAACAGGAACATGGTCTTGCCGAGTTCCTTGATCAGAAGAACTTCAAGTCGTATGAAGAGCTTCAACAGAAGTTGATGCGTGTACTTGGCGGTCAGCAACCTGGAACGATGGCTGAAGATGTACCTGATGCATCGCCTGCTGCTCCTGAAGTTGCGTCCGCATGGACTCCACCTGCAGCTGAAGCAGAACCAGTAACAGAAACAACAACGTCTTTCGATGACGATGACGAGTCACTGGATTTCTTTAGGAAGCTTGCTAACGAATAATGCTTGGGAAGCTACACGGCCACTTCGGTGGCCTTTTTTATGTCTGATAGAAATTGGCTTCTGACATAAATGAATCGCTTGTATCAAAATTAGGAGATGCGCTGTCAGGCAACGATCCAAAACCAGATGCACCTGTCACAACTGATCTATTATTCTGTGGGCCTCTCATTTGATTCATGACGATTGGAATAATCTGCGTTGCTTTCTCTTTGATTTCAGAAGATACGTTGGGCATATATCTTTCTAGCATTTCTGTCATGGCAGCTTCAGACACAACTTCGGCTACTTGATTTGTATCGCCTTTCATAATTGTGTCGATTACTTCGGCGTTCTCTTCGCCTACAATATTTTCTAAATCACGTTTTAAAGCTCGTCCAGTCGATTCTTCATAAACCTTTTTGACTTGTTCATAGTTACCATCTTCTGCAACCTCAATTGCAGTTGACATAATACCTTCAAACTTTTCAACCGGATCAGAGTCAGAGAAAGCAGTTTGTAACTTAGCAACATTTTCATACGTTTCGGGATAAATCTCGGTTTCAGTAATATCAGAAACACTATTAATACCACCCGTCTCATATGATTCAGTAACACCGCTTGGTCTCTCACTTGCCAGTGATGGATCATATACTTTTCTTCTTGTAATTTTACCATTTCTTCCTGCAGCAGATCGAGCATTTTGGAAATTCGTATATACCTTCTCTTCACCGTCTACGACTACAACAAATTCTTCTTTCATTTCATTTCTAATGTCGATACCACTACCTCCATTACCTGCTAATGCTCTATCTAAATACGCATCAAATTGATCACGCTCATCTTGAGTCCGAAGATTTTCATGAGCATATTCACGTAATGTCATACCGGTTTTTTCAACCATTTCTTTGTTTACTTGTTCTAAATGTTCTTGACTTGTAATAGAATCAGCAACATGGAAAATAGCATTCTCATCTTTATTTGCTCTGTCCATAGATTCAATAGCGATATCGGTTAATGTTGCATCTTCACCGTATTCTTCTGCTAATTCTTCAGTTGTGGCTACTCTATCAACCAATCCTAAAACTTCACCTGCGTTTATCATTGTATCTTTGAATACTTGACCAATCCTTTCGAATTCTGCTTTAGCAGCACTCATGATTCTACCGCCGATACCTGCAAATGCTTCTTTCCATGCCTCAATTCCTTCTTTATCACTTGTAATGGCATCATACATCGCTGCTACGATTTCATCGGCTCCAATAATTTTCCATAAAGATTCACCAAATAATACGCCTATCGCAACACCTAAAAGACTGCCTGTAAGTGTACCAAAAAAAGGAATAACTAATGTACCTACACCAGTTCCTAATATAGAAAAAATAGTACATATGATCCATGTACCACCAATGATTTGCATAAATTCTCTGAGGTTTGCTTTTGTCCTCTTATGGAATTCTTCTTCTGTAATCATTTGTAAAGCCCAAGATAGCGCAGCATCTTTAATAGCAACTAACGCATAGAAAGCTGCCATCCATCTGACTGGTTTGGCCAAAAATCCTTTAAATAAAGAAGCAGCTACTGCACCCATTTTACCAATTACACTGGTGACATTTGCGATAGCACCTGTAAATGGTTTAATAATTTTTCCAATGAGTTCTGTAAATCCTTTCATTAATTCATATGCGCGCATCGCTTTTGTATTGGGTTTTGGAGCCCATGCTCTGACTTGAGCGATGCTTTCTGCCATTCTTGCAATACGACTCGGCTGTTGCGGACCAATTGCCATGGCTTTTTCGATTCTAGCAAGTTTCCAATCACTAAATTTATCAATCATATTAACTGCTATTTGTGCCATACCCCTTTTAATATTTCCGCCCAATGCTCCCAAACCAATAGCAATTTGTGTATACTTTTCTTCTATATTATCTAACCATCCGAGATTATCTTCTACAACCTCTCCGAGTGTTGCATCCGGATCATCTGGTTCAAAATCTTTTGCGAGTTGAGCAAAACCTAATGCAATAGCGGGGAATGCTAGCTTTGTTAATAGATCTTCGAGGAAATTACTTAAACCTGCACTACCTTTCGCTAAAGCTTGCATCGGTCCAAGCGCTTCTTCTTTTTTCTCAATTGCCTCTTCGTCTCGCCTTCTTTCATTTTGCCTTTTGGTTCTTCTGTTTTCGTCAACAGCATCATCTACAGAATCCGAAAGGGTATTCATCGCAGCAGTCTGTGCTGCTAATGCACCTATAGAATTAGAAATAGCATTGATTTCCGTGCCCTGTTTAATAGCAGATTCAATTTTTACTGGAGTATAGTTATCATCGAAATAATTTTCGACTATTTCTTGAGGAGGTATTTTAATATCAAGCGGGGCGTCTTCTATCAGAGTAAGATCAGTACGCTCAGCAATAGGTGTAAGTGCTTCGAGAGATGCCGGTAGTCCAGCTAGATTTATTTCTGGATCATCTAATTTTATTGATCCAATTCCAGCATTACCGCCTTGTTGACCTACGTCTACATTATTAGAACCTGCAGCAGCATCATCACTACCACCACTACCTTTTAATAAACTGCCGACTATAAGAGCATTGCGCATACGCGCGAGCATGCCGGCACTTTTACCAACTTTATCGGCAGTTTTACTTGCTGTACGGGCAACACGCGCATTCTTACCTTTGGCCACTCTACGTAAGCCAATGATTAATTTTCGTATTCCTTTAGCTGCTTTTAATTTAGACATGGGTATATCGCATAAATAAGAAAAACTATTTCTATTTATAAGGCAATCGTGGCTACATACATTTTCCAAAAGATAGCTCAAGAGGGACAAACACAAGATTTTTCTGATGCAGAAGAATCACGTGACTGGTATCGCGATAAAGCTCAATCAATAAAGTCCGTAAATATGAAGCGTGAGCTTCGTAATCGCGATCGTACATATAACAAAATGGTAGCTACTGATATCGGTCGTATGTATATGTTTCAATACGACCCGAAAGGCAAAGATACCTTACCTTATTATGATGTGTTTCCTTTGATTTTCGTGTTAGAAAAATATAATGATGGATTTTTAGGCATGAACCTTCATTATTTACCTCCCGTTTTTAGAGCTCGATTGATGGATCGTTTATATAGCATCGAGAGACAAGATAATTTACGTGAGTCGAAAAAATTAAGATTGAATTATGGTCTACTCAATTCTGTGGCGAAGTATAAATACTTTAGGCCTACCGTTAAACGCTACTTGAATTCACAGGTAAGATCACGATTTCTTTGGGTACCATATGAAGAATGGGATATCGCATTAATGTTACCTACACAGAGATTTAGAAAAGGTAAGGCCAACGTCGTATGGCGCGATTCAAAACAATTAATAACGAGATCATAATATGCCATTTTCTATAGACGGATGGAAAGGACAAATGAAGGAAAGTCTGCCTGCTAGCATGTATGAGCTAGCAGTCTCGCCTCCTTCTGGTGGATCTGAATTAATCAGAGTCAGAACAGAATCTGTGTCTGCTCCGGGTATTTCATTTCTTTCTGTAGATAATTATGCCTATGCTGGTACTGGTATTGCTTTAAATATACCTTATAGATTTAATCCTCAAGAAGTTAATATGATACATACAATTGATGATGATGGAGAATTATATAGAGTATTTAGAGAATGGGGAAATAAAATTGTAGATCTAGATGGTGGCGAAAAATACGCTGCGTACTATTTAAAAGATTATGCTGTAGATATGACTCTGACTATGTTTAAAAGAAATGCACAAGATATGGCGAAAATGGTTATTTTTACAGAAGCGTTTCCTATGTCAATTGAACCAATTCAATTGAGTTGGGGACAACACGACGAAATAGCAAGATTAAGTGTGAGTTATCGATTCACAAAATTTGAAGTAATTTAATATTGGAGATATATTATGGCCCTCCCTAAAATTTCAACCCCGACATTTGAGTGCGAATTGCCTTCTACGAAGGAATCAATTCGTTATCGGCCATTTCTTGTTAAAGAAGAAAAGGTTTTGCTGATTGCAAAAGAATCGGGTGAGAAGGTCGACATCTATAATGCGATTAAAACAATCGTAAATAACTGCGTTTTAAAAGAAGGCTTTGATGTTAACGATTGTCCGACATGGGACATGGAGTATTTGTTTATTCAAATCCGCTCTGTATCCGTTGGAAACATCGTAAAGTTTAAAGTCGTTGATAGTAACGATGGCATCGAATATGATTTGCAGTTAGATCTAAACGATGTTGTAGTTCAATTTCCTGAAGAACATGATAACAAAATTATGTTAACTGATGAGATTGGTCTAACATTGAAATATCCCACACCTGCTTTATCCGATAAAATTACTAATATCGAATCATTAGTAGAACTCAATGAAACAATGATTGGTGAGTGTATCGATACAATTTTTGACTCTGAAGATGTGTATTCATGGAAACAGGAGTCGAAGAAAGACAAAAAAGAATTTATTGAAAATATGCCGGTCGAGGCGTTTTCAAAAATTCAAGACTTTTTTAGTTCTTCACCGAAAATTGAGCACATAGTTAACTATACGAATAGCGAAGGCACAGAAAAGAAAGTTGTGTTTAGGGATCTTGAGGATTTTTTTCAATTGGGCTGAGTTATATGACGCTCTACAATCATTATAAGCTCAACTTTGACGTAACTCAGTCGCACAACTTCTCAATCACAGAAATAAATGATATGATACCTTTCGAAAGAGAGGTATATGTAGATCTTATTATTGAGAAAAATAATAAAGAAAAAGAAGGACCTCAGTTAGAATTTTAATCCTAACTCTTTTTCTGTGATAATCGTAAATTCCCATCCTCTATCAGCACAATAACTACGCGCTGCTTGCCATTTAGAAGAATTTACACCCCATGTCCTTACTTCGTATAAATACCTCTTAGTAAGATTTTTTTGCGGAGTTGGTTCTACGGTTTCTTTAAATGGTTTAATTTCCACTACAACCGTATCCAGTTTCCCTTCGCTGTTAATCTTCTTAATCCAAAAATCTGGAAAGTATCGATGAACTCTGCCATCGATTGGTGAACGATACGGAATGATCAGCTCTTCACTTGCCCATTCCTTAATGCCACTATTGTTGTCGAGATATCTCATGAATAGTAACTCCCACCTACTTCGATAAATAATGTTGGTAGGATCGCCACGATACTTACTCGGATTTTTAGGTTTGAAGACACCTTTATAAGTTTTCGCCATACACATATTTATAGGAATAGACATGGCAAATGACAATCAAATAAGACCGATAGAAACACAATTAAAACAAAAGTTTTCTTCGTCTGAAAGAACACAGATAAATTCACTCAAGAATTTAGGCGGTGGATTGCCTTCGAAGGCTGGAGGTATTACGTCGAGTGTTAGTCAACAAGTAAGTAATATCGACGCTCGACAAAAGTCAGCTATGGAGATAGGAGCAAACCTAGCGAAAAAACTTGAGAGCGCTGGAGCATATCCTAAAACAGCTGAAAGAGTTATTGCTCCTGCTGTTACATCAACTGTCTATGATAAAATTCCTTTGGCCGAAAAGAGAGGCGATCGAGTTTTAAATAAGCGGATTAATGTCAGACCTAAAAATCCTCGAAAACAAATTCAAAATACTAAAGATAGATTAGTAGGTGAACAAGATTTAAGATTCGCCGGTTTAGAGTTTCCTACTACTTTGACGTCAGAAGCGGCGTCATATGTTTATCTTCATTTTCAAATTTATAATCGTGGTACACCAGAATCTGGTGGATCATTTTCTCCAGGAGATAAAATATTTTTACCTATTCCGGAAAACTTGTCTACTGGTTTTAACATGAGATTTGAAGAAAGAGATACCGGCGCGTTAGGAGATCTTGCTAATGGAGATGCAGTAAGAAATGCTATTAAAACTTACAAGAATGTAGGTAGTGTAGGAGAAGCTGTTTCAGGAATAACTGTGGGCGAAGCTCAAGATGCAATTAAAGCTATTGCTCAAAGATCTATTTTTGCTGGTTTAAATTCAGTCAGTGAAACATTAGGCGGTATTGCTAGTCAAAACGCTGGCATAGTCAATAACCCGTTGCCTACAGTTTTCTTTAAAGGTATGGATTTGCGTTCATTTACATGGACATGGAAACTTGTGCCTAAATCATCAGAAGATGCAAGCGCAATCAAAAATATTTTAAAAACTTTACGAAAAAATGTTTTACCAGAAAAATTAGATGGTGAGACTACATATTTAAAATATCCTAATATGGTTTTGCCAAATGTTTTAGAAGCTGGTGGAGCGTCAAATCTAGATCTATATGGAAAATTTAAAAAGAGTTCGGTAAAAGAATTGCTTATTAATTATACAGCTGAAGGTACATCAGCATATTTTGTTGATGGTCACCCTGTAGCTATCAATTTGCAAATTACTTTCCAAGAAATTGAAGCGTATACGAAGGAAGATGCATAATGGATAGACATCAGTATTTTCGTAAGTTTCCTATCACTCCGTATCGTGGTGTACCATCATTAAATATTTTGAGGAGAGTTGACTTCAACAATAAAGTAAAGAATTTTTTTACTGCTTTCTATGCATTTGATGTAACCGCTGGTGAAAAGCCAGAAACTATTGCATTCGATTATTATGATGATGTAGATTACGATTGGTTGATATATCATACAAATGATATAATCGATCCGTATCATGGTGTGGCACTTGAATTAGAAGACTTCGAAAATATGGTAATAAAAAAATATGGTTCAATTGAAAGAGCTCGTAAAATTACCATTATATATAGAACCAACTACGAAAGTGATATGTCAATTTTACCACTCAATGGTACAGCAAGTTATAGTGCTTTGATCGGAGCCAGAAAAAAATATTGGGAACCAGTATTCACTGCTAATTCACTTGCTGGTTATCAAAGAAAGAAAGAAGACATTTATATTTCTACTAATCGTATTATATCTTTTTCTCTTGCATCATCGACAACTACTCCACTAACAGTCGATGAAACAGTTACGGCTACAAACGGGGCTACAGCAACAGTCGCTTCATGTACCAACGATTATGTTGTTCTTAAACATATTGACGGCGATTGGGATGGTCCAACCAGTAATTTTAATGTGACTGGCGATGATTCGAATATTACTGTGACATTTGATTACAATTCTTACAAATTAATACAGCATGTAATACCAGAACTCGAGCAAATATATTTTACAAAATATAGTGCATATGATTTTTTACTTGATCTGAATGAACAGAAGAGAGCTATATCGTTAGTAGAAAAAGACTATGCTCATGAGCTAAACAAACAACTTGAAGATTTGATGAAGTAACGACTTATGAGTCAACCAAAAGATCCAGCACACGTAGAAATATCAAAGATAGAAATGACTACCTTTTCAGGCGGGAATCCGCGTGACATTAAAAATATAGTACACAGTTTTGATATATTCGAGTCATTAGACAATTACACCGTGACTGCTGATTTTTACATGGCAGAAGGTGCTGACTTACAACATCTGATGCCCATGGGTGGTGAAGAAATGATTAATATAACATTGCAAACACCAGGAAAAGCATCGATTACATATAAATTCTTTGTTCATACAATTGAAGGTATGAAATCAAATGATCAAGCGACGTTGAAAACGTATAGAATTTCATGTTGTACAAAAGATTTTTTGTTAAATGCATCTCAAAAATATACTAAAAGATATACAGAAATGAAATATGATGTCGCTCTGCAGGCAGTGTTGACAGATATGGGTGCAGAAGAATCGATACAAGAATTAGAACCAACTATTGGAAAATTCGATTACGTTGTTAATAATGTCAGGCCGTTTCAAACAATCAGTCTTATTAAAGAGCGCGCCGTATCACCTGATAATAAATCATGTTCATATGTTTTTTATCAAGACAATAAAGGTTATAACTTTCAAACGATAGAAAAGATTATCAAAGATAGAAAAAGCGCCGCGGTTAAATTTACATATGATCCAGGTCAAAGATTAAACCCATATGAATCAGTAAACTATCGAAATATTTTGCATTACGAAACATTAGGTCAAGGTAATTCAGTTCGTAAAGTACAAGCAGGTGGCCAAAAAAATCAAGTAAGAGAATTTGACTTTCATCGTGGAACATATTACAAAAAAGAAGAATATGTGAATCAGTCCGATCAAGGAAGTTTTGCACATACTGACGATAATAACGACTTTAATAGCGGTGATTTTAACGGATTTACACAAAAATTACCAGGTCGTACGTTGATGACCATAAAAGATGCAACTCGACCTGATATGAAACATAACGAGAAGATACATTATCAAAGGGCATTTAGAGAAAAACTAGTACAGCATCAATTACGTGTTCGTGTTTACGGCGATACTAACTTTAGAGTAGGAGATGTTGTACGATTAGTTATTCCTGAAATTACTGGCGTAAGCAGACCAGTAAATCAACAAGAAATATTTTCTGAAAAATATATTATTACTAATTTAAAACATCGTTGTAATGCATCGAGAGCTGGTGGTTTTGAACACTTTATGATTATGGATGTTTCGAAGACTGGCAACTACGGCAGACCATTAGGATAATTTATGGCATTTTATAATATCGGTGAATCTTTTAAATGGTTTATGGGTCGAGTGGTTGAACTTGATCCTGTAGAAGATCCACCAGAAGAAAGATATATGGGCCGTGTAAAAGTACGAGTATTACACGACCAAACTGGTGAGTTAGGAAAAGATACATCGCCATACGGTATCGTTGATAGCGATTTGCTATGGGCGTGGCCGCTCTCGTCTATTCAATCTGCTTCACTGAGTTATCGTAAAATCGTAGAGCACGAAGAATATCAAACTCCATTTTGGATTGATGCGGTTGGTACATCTCCTACAGGTTTAGCAGTTGGTACATATGTGTTTGGTTTTTATCTCGACGGACATGAAGCCAATATCCCTGTTATTTTCCAAACATATCATAAGCTATCGATATATCCTGAACCGCCGACAGATGGAGATAATAAGTTCTTACAAATAAAAGAACCAGAACAAGATTTTAAATATTATGATATATCTGGTTTGGCAAAAGGTTTTCATACTGATCCACAGCGTGAGCTCAATCATCCGATGGGTCAAGATATGCCAACTGACACTGCACCTGAAGAAGGTGGTCAGATATTGCCAAAGCACTTTAATAAACAATATTCGCCGAAAGGTTATCAAAAAGGTGGAATGAATATTGTTTGGGAACCGCCATCAGATTATGACACAAAATATCCTTTTAATTTAACTCATACAACTAAATCAGGTCATGCATTTGAAATAGACGATACGCCTGGTCATGAACGTATTCAATGGTGGCACAGATCAGGAAGTTATGAGGAAGTGTCAAACGGACCACCTGAAAAAAATAGAGATGGTTTAAAAGGCGAATATCCTTTTGCTATGTTTAATGGCTGGAATGAACCAGGTGATCACCATGAACCAGGTTCTCCTAAACAAAAATGGGAAGGTCGTCGAGTACGTAAGACAACCGAAAGCGAATATAACCTTGTATGGGGTAATAAAGAAACACTCGTAAACTCGAGCTTAAAGTTAGAAGTTGCTAATAATTCTACAACTGGTTTAGGTAATAATCAGATTCAGACAGTTGGTAATAACGTATTCCTCGCTGTCGGTTATTATCCACGTACTGCGAATACAAAGGTACATAGCGGTGAGTCAGCACGATATCAGTTAAAAGATTCGTGGGACAAAGAAACAACAGTTGATAATGCATTAGCGAGTACAGATAAAAAGAAACAGATTATTCCTGATACACATAAGTTTGATTTTATTACAGATGTAGCAAACAACGTACAGTTGTCTATTGGTTGGACATGGAAAAAAGCGAGAGAGTTAGATACACATTCTGAGAAAAACAATTATGTTGAGATAGCAAATAATCAATATACATCTCTCGGTTGGATACCACAAAACAATTATGATAAGGACGGTGAGAGTAGACAACTGTCCGACTTTGAGAAAACCAATCAATACTTCGATATCAAAGGTAATAGCGTTACTAATATTGGTTGGAAACCGAAAGACGAGGCACGTCTATTAACTGATAAGGATATTAATAACGTAGTAGTTGATATTAAAAATAATAATTTGATTAATCTTGGTTGGCATCCTATTGATGAAGCACGTCAAATTAATTACGATACAACTACTAATTATAGTTTAGACATCAAGAACAATAGTTTTATTAATATCGGTTGGAATCCTCAAGAAGAAGGACGTCCAATCACTACAGATGATATTGCTAATCATGTTGTAGATGTCAAAAATAATCATATGTTGAATATTGGTTATGAGCCTGCAGACACCGATACGCGTAAGCTATCAAGCGACGATACTTATAATTATTATGTTGATGTAAAAAATTCGACATCGATGTCGACACAAAATAATTTCTATTTGAATGTAGGTAATTTACCAAAAGACGATATACCGAGAACAGACAAAGTTAGAAGTTTGTTTATTAGTACATCAAATGATAGAGTTGATCGTGTTGGTAAAGATTATGTAATAGATATTAGAGGTAATGCTAATTTCCAAACCATCGGAAATACTTTATGGGATTTCCACGGTTTAGCAACATTTGATGCACGTAATGAATTTGTTTTGAATTCTCCTGTTGGTATTACTTTAAACGCACCATCTGTTGTTGTTTTAGGTCCGCTTTATGCGCAAAAAGGTGTAGGTCAACCAATCAAATTGGCAGCATCAGGAACGTTTACAGCTATGAATGGTAGGGTAATTACAGTTACAAATGGTATTATTACGGATATTGGCGATCCGCAGTAGGTAAAAAATATGTCAGTAGAAGCTACAGTAGCAAGAATTAATGAGATGAAGGCGGAATTAGAAGCCGCCACAGGAGTCACTGAAGTTGAAATTCCGGGTCCTCCCGAAGGGACAACCGCAATGGTTGCTGGCGAGTTTAGTTGTGAAAGACTCGAATTAATTGTAGAAGAGCATGTAAAAGGTGTGACAGATATTATTAAAGAGAAAGCTGCAGAGATTTCCGCTTTGATGTCAAACTATGCACCGATACTATCTGTTCCATCTAATCCAATGAAAATCATATCATGGGCCAAAAAAGTTGTATCAGGTATTGCTGGACCTGCAGTCGCAGCTGCGATTGAATTAGCCATTGATATTGCTCAACTTGCTGGCGCAATCGCTGGTCTCGCAGCGGCGGCCGCGGCAGCTGCAAGTCGATTAGCTAATTGTATTACTAACTTAGTTTTTGATACTTTGCAAACTTTAAAAAATACTTTATTAGAAAATGCTGTCAAGCTATATGATCAAGCATTAGGCATTTATGAATCATTAAAAGATCAAGCTTTGGAAGATCTTGGTTATAATGAATTATTGGCATTGAAAGACGATGTTCGTGGACAAGTCGATGGTTTGATGGCTACTGTAGGTGATATTGAAGCATCGGTTGATTCGTTGCAAGATAGCGCGGATACACTTTCTAATATCACAATTCCTGGAGATATTTAATGCAAGACATGCATGGAAATGGAAATAGCGACGGTAAAACAGGAAGTTTATGGGGCTGTGAACGAATACATGGACCACCTGGCGGACCAGAAGAACAGTCTGGAAGTAATACTGTTACACATATTTTTACTGGTGTATTAGTACCATCATTTACTATACCAGTAAGAGTTCAACCGACAACTGATAACGCGGTTTTAGGTATTGGTCAAGTTTTACCAGCACGTCCATATTTGACAATTCCCATAGCAAATACAGAGACTTTTCCTGGCGGTTCCGTTGATTCAAATAATGAAGTCGATTTTATTACGTACTGCGAAGTACTGCAATCAAAAGCTGAAACTTTAGCAGAAGATTTACAAACACTATACAATGAAAAGATTGCAGTAGCGATTGGATCCGCGGGCGCGGGTGCAGGCGGAGGCGGTGTTAGTGAAGGTGTAGGTAATAGTTGCGAAGAAGACTTTGAAATCAAAGCAAATACATTTGTAATTAATTGTAATGCACTCATTGTTGATCAATGTGAAACTGCGCCTCCTGTCACTTTTACGACAGGATCAGTTGATATTACAACTGATGGTTCTGACGTAACAATTACTAATGGTTCGGTCACACTCACAATCAGTGGTAGTACAGTCAATGTAACAGGAGGCACGCTACAAATTGGAGGTGAAGATGTTGCAACTGAAGCATATGCAGACGCTGCCGCCGGCGGCAGCTAATTGCAGTTAGCGGCGCCGGCTCAAAGCGCAGCAGAATCCTATGCTAATAGTATTGCTGGGTAGAAGTTGATGGAAACACCACGCCGACAGAATATACTGGTTGGGCAGGAACACCATAAATAAGAATTAAAAGAGAAAAATATGGGTGTAAAAACAGCTAAGAAAAACTCAGAGTTTCAAGAGGTTACTGATCAGGAAGTTTATAGTGACTTCAATCATACCTTTTTGCCTCATCCAAGTACAAAACAAATTGGCCGCAAAACAAATGTTGATGCGGTTAAATTAGCTGTACGTAATCTGATATTGACTAATAAATATGAAAGATTAAGAAATCCAGAATTTGGAGGCAATATTAGTCATTATCTTTTCGAACCGTATAGTCCCTTGTTATTGAGAGAAATTAGTGATGAAATCAAAACTATGATACAGACGTATGAACCGAGGGTAGAAGTAGAAGACGTAGTAGTAACTGGATCCGAAGATAATTTAGAGCTCGACGTAAGAATTACTTTTTCAGTTATTACATCACAAGTTTCACAAGATCTCGATCTCACACTTTATAGAGTAAGATAAAATGGCCACTAGTAGTAACGATCTCACAACACTCGACTTTGAATCGGTTAAAGAGAATTTAAAAACATATTTAAAAGCTCAACCAATCTTTAACGATTATGATTTTGAAGCTTCGAATATTAATGTTTTGCTTGATATTCTAGCTTACAATACTAATTTAAATGGTTTCTATTTAAATATGATTGCAAATGAAATGTTTATGGATTCTTCGTTGTTAAAAGATTCTATCATTTCACATGCAAAAGAACTAAACTACTTGCCGCGGTCATTTAGATCAGCTATTGCTACAGTCGATATAGAATTATCTGATTCATCGCCCGACGCTACTATTACTATTCCACGTGGTACATCATTTACTGGTTCTTTGGGTAATAAATCATTTACATTTACGACAGATGAAAATATTCAGGCTATTGCTACTACAAGCGGTAAATTTGAAGCAAAAAATGTATTCTTATACGAAGGTGACTACGTACAAGATTCATATGTTACTTCTGTTGATAATCCGCAATATATTATTTCTAATAAAACAGTAGATACAAATAGTATTCGCGTCACCGTTATCGAAGATAATGGCGCGGAAGTTTTATCATATACGGTTCGTGATTCACTTTTCGATATTAGTTCTATTGATCAAGTATTCTTTATTCAACCAGCTGTTAATGACACATATGAAATTATATTTGGTGATGGTGTCATTGGTCGGAAACCTAAATTAAATTCTATTGTTGTAATTGAATATCGTACAGGTAACGGAGAATTACCTAACGGTATTAGTATATTTACTGCAGATGACGATATCGGTTCAGCAACAGTTGAAAATATTACAACTATATCAGCAGCAACTGGTGGTTCAATTCCCGAATCACTAGAATCTATTAAGTTTAACGCGCCTCGAGCATTTACTACACAAGAACGAGTTGTAACTGCTCAAGATTATGCTACGCTACTCAGAGCTAATTTTTCTGAGATTAATGATGTAGCCGCATATGGTGGAGAAGAATTTGACCCGCCTATGTTTGGACGTGTTATTGTGGCTGTAGATTTAAAAAATACTGATGATCTACCGCAGAGCTATACGAATAAGTATAGGCAATTTTTAAAGCCGCGTAGCCCTCTTTCTATTAATCCGATGTTTATGAAACCTGAATACATGTATTTGTCTATTAATACAAATGTCAAATACGATATTTCGCAAACAAGTTTGGGCGTTGATGACATCAAAACTCTTGTTACTTCAGGTATTCAAAATTTTAATCAAGAAAATCTTGACGGTTTTAATAAGACATTGTTTTATAGTAAATTAGTAGCAGCTATCGACGACACACAGACAGCTATTATTAGTAATGATACAACTGTTAATGTATCACGTTATATTCAATTATCACGCGTAGAACGAATGAATTACAGATTAGACTTTGGCATGCCACTTGTCAATGATATTAGATCAAAACAAGGCACACATAGTTCTGGTCAAAGATCTGTAGTCACATCATCTGTATTTGTATTTGATGGCACAACATGTTTTATTGAAGACAACGGATTAGGTATATTGAATATTGTGAGAGATGAAACTCATACAGTTTTAGCAGAAATAGGCCGTGTAGCTTATAATACCGGTGTAATAGAACTTGATAACTTTTATGTTAATCAAGATTATAATCAATTAAAAATTACTGTAACTCCGAGAGAAAAAGATATTGTTGCTGCGAAACGAAGTATTTTGCGTGTTCTCGAAGATGATATTAATGTAGCTATTACACAGGTTAGAAATTAATGGCAGTCGATGTCGAAAAATTAATTAGTCCGCTGGTACAAAATCAGTTTCCTGAGTTTTATAAAAAAGAAGGTGAGCTGTTTATTACTTTTGTCAAAGCGTATTACGAATGGTTAGAAACACAGACATTTATAGACGCTGATGGCAATACTGTAGAAAATCCTGCTGCTGCACTATATCATTCTCGTCGATTAGCTGAATATAGAGATATCGATAAAACAATCGAAGATTTTATTGTTGACTTTAAAAACAAATATTTGCCTAACGTACAGTTTAATACTGCAACGAACAAGCGACTTTTTATTAAAAACGCACTTGATTTTTACAGAGCGAAAGGCACAGAGCGTGCCGTTGATTTATTCTTTAAACTCGTTTATGGTCTAGAAGCACAAGTCTATTATCCAGGTGATGATTTATTTAGATTGTCAGACAACTCATGGCAAAATGTTAGATATATCGAAATTATTCCTAATCCCAATAATATAAATTTTGTAGGTGAACCAATCTTTGGTGTTGAAAGTAATGCCCGGGCATTTTGTGATAAGCTTGTTAAAGTTAAAAAGGGTTCTAAACTCATTGATGTTCTCTATTTGTCGGGCCTCGTAGGAACATTTCAAGCAGGAGAAGATGTACAATGTTTTCCTGATCCTGAAAGCGAAGGAAATAAAATCGTTAATAAAAACACTATCATCGGTAGTTTAAACCGATTTGAAATTATCAGTTCAGATTCAGATTTTGGTATCGGCGAAAGAGTTTATGTAGCAGATGGTCTTGGCAAAAGAGCGACAGCACTTGTAAGCTCTACAGAATCTGCTATTGGAATTGTCGATTTTGAAATTATTGATGATTATAAGGGATGGGGATATAGTGCAGATGCAGAGGTAATCGGCACTGATAGAATAATCCAAGCAAATCAACTCGTATTTGAAAACACAGATTATTTTTATCATAAAGATCCGTTTCAACAATTTGATCTCGCTAAACAAGATTTAATTACGCTACGCATAGAAACAGCTAATACGAATTTAGATGATATTGATTTGTTAGATGAATTGACAGTACACACTAATGATGATTATAATCAAAATGTAGTGTTTACTTGCACAGTTGTTGAAAAAAATGTTATCGACGATTTATTAATTTGTAACTATACAAAAGAGAATTATACACTCAGTAGTAATAATATTCCCATGACCGATGATAATCGAGAAATTTGGGGACAAGAAATTACTACATTGTTTGCAAATAATAGTGGTAATACGGTTACAGTTGTTTTAGAATCAAGTAATAGTTCGTTAGATACCATCGTAGATTCGTCAATACAAGCGAATGTCATTGCTGTAGGTAATACACTTACTATTGAATATTCGAACAATAATGATGTTGTATTGAAAATTGGAGATGTTCTTACTCAGCGTGAGCCAGTAGCTCAGCAACGTTTTGCATATGTAACAATTGACAATTTATTTGAAATACCAAATGAGAATAGGTACTTCATTAATGGTACACGAACATCCGGCTATTTTAGATCTAACATGGATTTCTATCGTGAATCAGATAATGCTGAATTTACAATTGAAGGTCTGTCAAATGTACAGATTGGTTTAATTCAATATGATGCGCAGATTAATAAGGGCACACCATTTAAAAGGTTGGCTAATACATATTCTGCTAATACTAGTTTGAATTCATTTATACCGGGATCATCTGAAAACCGTAGTTTTACATATGTTGATAGAGCGAAATTTAGAGGCCCGGATATTGCTTTAACAAATCAAGTTGATTTCTTTTATTACAATGCAATCGATTCTAATGGCAATCCATTGAAATTAAGTTCGCTTAATCTAGATACTATTATAGCAAATACCGAATATATTGACAGCGATGATCAAGCAAATTCAGATTTTTACTACTTGTCATCTGATGCGAACAATACGATTGAGTTTTCTAATACAATATTAGAAGATGCATTAAATTATACAAATACAGCAGTAACCGTTGGTGGTTTAGAATCAATTGTAATGACAGATCCTGGCGATGGATATAGCGCAGATCCAATGTTTTTAGTTTATGATGCGAGAGCACATCATTTAGAACGATATGATTTTTATATTAAGTTTTTATCTGAAGGAGAAGCGAATGACTTGCAAAAGGCTTTTCAGGTTGGAGAAGAAATAAAAGTTGAAACATCGTATGCTCGCGGTATTATTACATCATTCAATGTAACTACTCGTGAAATGACTGTAACTAGAACTTATCTTTCTAATGAGATGGATGATGCTAATACTGCTATAGAAGAAAACAATTTGTGGACAGAAAAAGATTTTAGAATTGGTGATACGATCGTAGGACAAACAACAGGTATTGCAGCTGTCATTGAAAATGTAAACGAAATGAGAATGATGCCGCGCACTGGTTTGAATGCTAGAATTTCATCTAAAGCCAAATCAGGTGATGGATTTGTGACTGGATTATCGATTCTTGATTCAGGATTTGGTTATTCTGGTAAAAAATATGATTCAACGTTTGACTCATATGTGCCCGGAGAACCTTTAAAATTAAAATCATTTGATGATGAAAATAAAAAAATTAATGTCGAAGGTTTTGTTGAAAAAAATGGTGTGGCTCCTGGTTTGCATCCATCAAGAAGGTCTTTTCTTAGTTCAGATAAATACCTTCAGGATAATGATTTTTATCAAGAATATTCATATCAAGTTTTGACTGCACTACCATTTAGTCAATACAAATCAACATTAATTGAAGTGTTGCACTTGGCAGGAAGTAAGCCATTTGGAGGCTATAAAGGTACTGCTGAAAATGAAATTAACATTATTAGTACTAGTTCAGAATCAACATTCGATATTAAACAATTCGGATTATTCATAAACGAAAATACGTTTGCACTTGGTGGCAATACGGTAATACAGTCTACGTAGAGATAAAAAATGGCTAAGACACTCGTTCCAGCAGAGTTCAAGACACATATCATCGATCAGTTACTCGAGTCTATTACTGAAACGAGTAATACTACTTATTATGCATTTATCGGTGATCATGAAACTGTAGCCTCTACAATCGAAGAAGTAAATCAGCCATTAGAAAACGTAAAGAAAACAAACCAATTTGTTTTCCGTAATATGATTTATGGTAAAAGATTGACAGCATCAGATATTAGATTTGTAGTGAATCGTCATGATTGGGTTTCTGGTACAATATATGCGATGTATGATGATGAGGTTAGCGAACTACAAGATAAAAACTTCTATGTAGTTGTTGACGAAGATTCATTTAAACACGTTTATAAGTGTCTGTCTAATAATAATGGCTCGCCGAGTGTTTATCAACCTCTTTTTCAAGACGCAAAATATGATGCTGATCTTTATACCGAGGGAGATGATTACTATCAAACAGCTGATGGGTATCAATGGAAATATCTATATACTATTGATTCGACTACTTTTAGTAAGTTTGCATCTCAAAAATATATTCCTATCGTTGCTAATACTACCGTACAAAATAACGCAGTCGAAGGAGCCATCGATGTAGTGAAGATTGAATCTGCAGGTAAAAATTATAATAACTATGTTATCGGAAAATTTGCTCTTAATGACTTTAATAGAATTGGATCTAATTTTAGTGATTATGGATTTACTGCAGCCTCGACCGTATATAAATTACCTTTGGGATCGAATCAAACAACTAACTATTATCAAAATACTATCATTTACTTAACGAGCGGTACCGGAGCTGGTCAATTTAAAAGAGTTATTCGATCTGTAGAAATCGAAGCATTAAATGGTGTTTTCATAGAGCTAGAATCAAACTTTGCTACACTGCCAGATTTTACAACTACATATGAAATTTATCCAGAAGTTGCGATTATTGGTGATGGTAATCAATCAAAAGATGCAGTGGCGCGGGCTATTGTAGATAGAACGAACGCAAATCATCCAATTTTAAGTGTTGATATTCTTGAAAGAGGCGCTAATTATTCTTATGCTACAGCTGTTGTTAGAAAAGGTACACCTACAACTGATAACTCCGGTACGTCGATTACTGTTACTGATGCAGTAGTTCGACCAATTTTACCTCCACAGGGCGGCCATGGCGCTAATACGGCTATTGAACTTGGTGCTAAGCGCGTTTCTTTTTATAGTAAGTTCAATAGAAACGAATCAGGTATTGTAGAACCTACAAATACATTTGCGCAATTTGGTTTGATGCGTGATCCTCAATTCGCGAATGTAGAAATATACTACACAGATGAGCAAGGATTTTTCCTTGAAGGTGAAAAAGTACAACAGTTTACTCAGCTACAAATCTCTGGTACTTTTACATCAAGTACTTCATTGGGTGCTACGATTGAAGCTTCTGTAGAACAAGATTTCGCTAGAGATCTCAAAGTCGGAGATAAACTTTTACTTAAAACAGCTACGCAGCAACATATTGTCAATGTTGTTTTGGGTTCCAATACTTCTGTAATTACTATTGACGAAACGCCAGTTTTTGCTGATTCTGCAAACGTTTCATGTAATGCCTATTATATAGAAGTACAAGCAGAAGGAACTATTACTAATATTAATCCACCTGCAGTGAATGGCGCGAAAGCATTTTTGATCGACAATGTTATTCCAAAATTTAGTAAAGATTCATTGATTTATGGTGTCAATTCTAAAACAATCGCGACGATAGCAGGAATTGATATAAATAACAGAATATCATCAGAGTTTGCTGATTTTACATTTGATACATTTAATCAAATGTTGCGTATCGAAGGTACAATTACTGGTGGAGATTTTGTTGAAGATGAAACAGTTACACAAGGTAGTAGCTCAGCTCAATTACATTCGGTGTCTGAAATAAGTGGATCAAAGAAAACCCTTTCACTGACAAATGTAGTAGGCAAATTTAGAGCGGACACTGAAATCGTTGGTTCTGTGAGCGGCGCATTGTGTAGTCCAACAGCTACTGATACATTAGATATAATACCGGGTGATGTTGATCCAAATACTGGTTCGATCATCTACTTACAAAACGATATTCCAGTTGATAGATCAGAAAATCAATCAGAAGAAATACGCGTAATCTTGGAGTTTTAAGGATGCCACTTAGTACAAACTTATCAGCTGCACCATATTTTGACGATTTCGATCAGTCGAAAGACTATTATCGAATTTTGTTCAAGCCCGCTACTGCGGTACAGGTGCGAGAAGTCAACCAGCTTCAAACGATTCTACAAGATCAAGTAGAACAGTTTGGCGATCATATTCTAAAAGCTGGTACTATTATCGATGGCTGTGATTTTAAATTCTTCAATTCAATGCCTTATGTTAAAATTCTTGATACAACCTTATCAGGTGCTGCTGTTGATCTGAACGAAATTAATGGTTATTTCCTTAAAGGTACCAACGGTAAAGAAGCTCGTATTCAACACATTGAACCAGGTTTTGAAAGTGACGGCATCAACCTTAAAACTTTGTATCTGAATTATACCGACGATGAAGAACTGACTCTTGAATTTGATACATTCCAAGCTGGAGAAATACTACAAGTCATCGCAAAAGATAATCGTGTTTGGTCATTTAATGTAGATGGCGGTGGTAATGTTCAAGGCTTTTCAAACTCAGATGCTATTGCGGTTGTATCAGCTATCGAAGTATCAACAGAGACAGACAGTTTAGATTTTGCTAATACTTTCTTCGAAGGCGAACGCTTATCAAATGAAGCTGGTACTGTACAAGTACTATTGACCGATGATGCAGATTTTGCAACTCAAACCGAAGATGGTACATATATTCTAAGAATCAAACCTGATCCTGCTTTCCAATATGGCAGCAATATCAATACTAATACGTGGCAAGATCTTGTCGCTGGCATGACTTTGACTTCTAATACTTCAGTCAATGCTATGAAAGTTGTTCGAAAAATTGGTATTGATGCGAGTGCGACGGTTGTTACAACAGCAACAGGTCAGATTGCAGAAATTGCTCTGTCAACTGCCGGCCAAGGTTATGAAGTACCTCCACATGTTTCAATTTATTCTGCTGGTGCTACAAGCCAATCAAAAGTTTCGAATCTGATTATTACACCGCAAATGTTTTATAATCGTGTAATAGTTGCAGATGCAACGAACTATGAAGATCCGGTTGGTGTCGGTTATGGTATGTCAATTGGCGCTGGTAAAATCTACCAGAAAGGATTGTTCTTAAACGTACAGTCGCAGTTTAAGATGATTTCTAAATATTCTAATACTCCTGATGCTTTGTCAGTTGGATTTGATAGTATTGAAACTGTAGTTAACGTATTTACGGATTCTACTCTCTATGATAATGCTGCTGGTTTCCTCAACCAATCTGCTCCTGGCGCTGATAGATTAAAGTTAACTCCACAACTAATTGTAAAAGCAGAAAGTGAAGAAATCAATTCTTCTAACTTTTTCCCGATTGTCAGATTTGCAGACGGACGTCCTTATCAACAAAATAAAGAAACGCAATATAGCAAGATTGGTGACATGCTTGCTCAGCGAACGTTCGAAGAATCTGGTAACTATGCTCTTGATCCGTTCGATGCAACCACACGATCGATGGAAACATTTGCAGATACTGCGTCTGAATTCCAATATGTAGTTGATCCAGGTCATGCATATATTAGGGGTTATAGAATTACAACCGAAACCAATTTTGCAAAAGATGTCTCTAAAGGTTTAGAAACTTTTGCTGAAACAGAACAAGGTTTTGATGTACTTTATGGCAGCTTCTTTAGGGTCAATGAAGTTGGTGGTTTCCATAGCTTTAAGAATAATCAGCTAATTGAGTTGAGACCAAATGCTGTCAACTTCCTCTCTACATACGATGGAACTGACATTACTACTAGTACTGGTGGAACATGTATGGGTACAGCTCGTATCCGTATGATCTCACATGAAAGTGGTATTCAAGGTACACCAGATGCAGTATATAGAATTTATGTCTATGATATTCAAATGGAACCAGGCAAACGTCTTGAAGATTCACAGTCAATATATTCACCGCAAGATAACGGCGCGCCTGACGGTATCGCCGATATTGTACTGACGCCTGGTAATAAAGATCTATTAAGAAATGTTAGAGGCGCGGTATTTGATGAGCTATCGTTGACTCCAGTTCCATCAGCGTTTGCTGAACTGCATCAACCAAATGATTTATCACTTGTATATGATTTAGGTGTACCAGCTAAAGAACTCACTAACTTTACCTATCGTTATCGTTCGTCAGTTAGTGGTGTATATGCAAATACGAGTGGTGCGCTTTCTATCAGTGCTGAAGGCGGAGCAAATACTCAATTCCCATATTTCCAAGGTCTGAGCGATGTAGAAGAACACGATATTATTCTCATTCCTGAAGATGATATCGATGCTACTTCAGCAACCTATACTGGAGTAACTTCTACTAGATTGGTTACTGGCAATGAAGTTACTGTTACTATTGTCGGTAGTGCTTCGACACCGACTACTGCCGCAACACCTTTTACAACAGCATTTAAAGTTGGTGATTGGGTAACCGACGGTACAAATAATGCATGTATCATTCGTATCAATAGTGCATCTTCAATGACATTGACTGGTGACACTGGCTTTAATCCAAATGGTGGAACTATTAGTCGTGTGTTCCCGAAAGATGTACCGATTCAATTGGCGAGTCGTACTGATATGTCTGCTAATGTTTCTTCTGATCAACAAACAATGACAATCAATTTAGGTTTGGCAATTTCTAATACCAATTCATTCACTGTTATTTACGATCAAGAAGTTGAAGATGAAAGATCAGCTCTTTCTGTTACTCGAAGTGCTTTTGTCAAATTGTCTACTAGCGGTACTTTCCCCAAGTGTTTGGGTATTCCAGGTATTTTCCGTCTAAAAGCTGTATACAATGGAATAGATACGAGCGCCGAAGATATTACAACTTCATTCTATGTTGATCATAACCAAAACGAAAGCTTTTATGGTTTGGGCTATTTGTATAAGCGAGAGTTTAGTACGGTATCTCTTGCATCTACTATTCTTATAGAAGTTGATGCAATCATAGAAACTACTCATGGTCTAAAGATTGTTAACTCATATAGTATTCAAGATAATGTGAAGCTCGAAGAATTTGGCGGTGCAAATACTGGTATTAATACTCTTGAGATCCCAGAATTCAATGCTACGAATGGTCGTTATTATGACCTTCGAGAATGTGTTGACTTTAGACCGATGGTAGCTAATACAGCAGATTATGCAACGTCTGCAGCAACTGCAACAACTGATCCATCTGATGTAGTCACATTCCCTACTGGTCAAATACGAGTACCAAAACCACAAAGCGACTTTACATATGATGTTACTTTCTATAAAGCGCGGCGCGATCAAATTAGTATTAAGCATGATGGATCTTTTGATATATCTATTGGTGGTTTTGAATTACAACCGAAAGAAAATGCAGATAAATTGCCTCTATACGATTGTATCGTAGCACCCTATCCTTCATTGCCAGCAGTATTTTCGCCTGATATGAAAGTAATGGCTGAAACAGGCGTATATAATGTTACAGCTTTGGGTCAAAGAATACAAAAATATTCGAATCAAGTTCTTCGAATTAAAGAAATTACACAGGCGTATACAATGGACGAGATTGCAAATCTCGAACGTCGTATCGAAGCTCTTGAATATAATCAAAATCTATCGTCACTTGAAAATGCAGCTCTAAATAAAACTATTCAGAGTGGTGTTGATAGTACATTAGAAAGATTTAAATTTGGCTTCTTTGCAGATAATTTCGAAAATTATGATTTCTCAGATGTAGACAATGCAGCTTATGCAGCTACAATATATGAATATGTATTGCAACCAGCTTCTGGTCAAATTAATATTGAATTTGAGATTGCACAAAAATCTAAGAAATATAAAGATGGTGGTAAAGTTGTATTCCCATATGCTCGTAAGAGACTACTAGAACAAAATATTGCAACCTATGGACCTAAACCTCCAGAACCTGTATTACCAAAAATTGAAATGGAATGCACTTTTGAAAGCAATAGAAATATGAGATCGGTTGGTGACCGGGTGGCTAAGTATATTATTCGCGACGAGGTTTGGGAAGAATTTACATTTATCGCTGCTGATGATACAGACGGTACATCAAGAAATGTAGAGATACGCTTCTTTAATCCAAGCGGCAATATTTCATATGAAGTAATTCAAAGTCGAACTCCTCCGACCACACGAAGAGCAGAGGCTGGAAATATTGTTTGGGCGCCGACACAAGCACCAGTTCCGATTACACAGCCAACCGATGCTATCGAATTGTATAATCGATTATATCCTGTTAAGAGTAAATCAAATCAAATATACAACTATGCTACGAATCCGTGGTTTACTCCCGGTGTGATTGGTAATGACCTCGATGTTTATCCTGATCCGACTGATGCGACTAAGACATCTTATAAAACTATGATTGGTTCAGGTAAAATAACGTTTGCTTATAATCATTTGAATGGCAAATATTTGACTGTAAGAGTACATAAAGGAGATCCAGTATTTAACTTCGAGATTTGCTATCCTGCAACAAAAGTATATGATGAAATTTACGATCAAGGTTCTGGTAGTTATGATACTACTCCGCCTCCATGCCCGCGAGGTACTGTATTGTATAGACGTTGTCGCGGTGATGACTTATATACATACGTATGCAATGGCACAGGTGGACAAATGGTTGGTAGCGTTTCTCGTAATCATCCAAATTGTGTTACAATACCAGAACCTCCTGGTCCTCTGGACCCGCCAGACTTTAAATGTCCGCCGGCCGGTACATTCCAAGACGATAACTGTGATGGATACACTTATCGTGTGTACGAATATACTGGAAGATTTAAATATGGTACAATCGCGGGCGGAACACAGGTCGTCAATGAGAGTTACGCAAACTTAGGTAATTGTGCTGTAAGAGTTCGTTTGACACAAGTCAATTCAACAGAGTGCGGTTATGTACCAGAAGAAGATACACCTGATTGCGATACTCCAGGAGGTTATGGCGTTGTTCCAAGTCCTGGCGGCACCGATGATGACGGCTGTATTCCAAATGTAGATCCGCATTGCCCAATTGAAGGTAGTTCGGGCGATAATAATATCACACCTTCGTATACTCCTGGTGGATATGGCAACACGTCTAATCCGAGCAGAACGCCTCCTGTTACACCGACTAGTGGCGGTTACGGCGGCTCTTCTCCGAGTAGAACTTCACCACCATCACGCACTACACCGAATAATCCAGTCGTTGGCGGATATGGAATTAGATGGCCGTACTATACACCAAATACAACTGTACCGTCGCGTAGTTCACGTCCTACACGGCCGACTAGAAGAACACCACCGCCGCGCGGTGGTGGTAGAATTTATCCATACAAAAGATACAAGCATCGCTAATGCTAATAGGATTTAATCAAAATGGCTAGAAAATTTTTACCAAGAAATTTAAATACAATGAGACAGATGGGAGAAAGTATTTTCTCTATGCCGAACCGCATGAAAGGGGCGGCGATTACTCGTCCTGTTTATATTAGAACAAACGGATTAAAGCCTAATACACGTTATAAAGTAATGTTGGATAATCATCCAGGAAATAAGTTTGAAGATATTACAGAATATAGTATTCCAGTCGGTGATTCTGTAAAAAATAATCCTAAAGTTGGTGGTAAAGCAAGAGCTACATATTTTAAGAGTGACGAAGAAGGAAGACTCGATCTAAGAGTTAGATCATACGGCACTGAGTCTGCATCTTATACAGTCTCTGGCGGAATGCGTTTTGATAATCTTTGGAAATATTATAGTTCTAGAACTCGTGATGATGACAGATTGCGCAATAAGGTAAAACTCATTGCATATAATCATGTTAAAAATCCGTCTAGTACACAAAAAATTAAAGAATTAAAAAATGATGTATCTGGTAGTGTTGTAACTGGAGGTACGTACGGCTATGGTACTTTGCCTCCAATCAGACCAGAAGATGCCGTACCTCCTGGTATTATATGTGACTGCACATTTGGTTTACCAGGTATTATTAACTCTGAAATACCTATTCATACACGTGCTCGTTATTATCAAACCTTTTATGTTGATGCTGATTCTGTCGATGGTTCTGATTATTGCGATATTACTGATATTGAACTTTTCTTTAGGCGTAAACCTGGATTTAAAAATAACAGATCAGGGCGCCGTGGGCCTGGTGTAAGGGTTCACATTCTTCCATGTAATGCTGATGGTACTCCTCAGCTTTTTAATCGATATAGAAATGCCACGGCTCGAGCATCATGGCATCAATGTAAGGTGTCAGGTAATGCGACAGCGCCAACAGTATTTAAATTCCATAGTCCGGTTTCGGTTAAAACTAATCGCTTTTATGCAATTGCTGTACAAGAAGAAGATGACGATTATATTATTTGGGAAAATAAGAAAGGACATCGCGAACTTATTAATGGTGTGAAGCGTGAGTCTATTTCACAGGGTTCGTCGAAAGGTCATCGAGGTCAATTGTATTTTTACAATAATCTTGTACGTCTAAGACCAGGAAAAATACCATGGAATGCGAGGCCCGAACTTGATATTAAATTTAATGTTAATATCGCTCAGTATCGTGTTAATGATATTGATGTAACTCTCGTAAATAAGCCATACGAATTTTTTAATGTATCAGCTAGTTCTAGCAATTGGGCTCCAGGCGAAAGAGTATACAAAAATGTACCCAATGCGGCCGGCACTGTTTCAATGGCACGTGGATCAAAGAAAATAGTCGGCGTTGGAACTGATTTTAGTACTCTTCGTGATGGCGAAGTCATTGCTATTACAAATTTTGCTGATGCACAAGATACACAAATCTTTACTGTTAATCGTAGTATCGGTAGCTCGTCATCGCAAACTATTCTATATGTCAACGAATGGTCAGCGAGCACTATCGCATCAGGTAGTACATATAAAGTAACAGTTGTTGGTGAGTTAGAAATTTACGACTCTACATTCAATACGATTAGATTGGCGGATTCGAGTGTAAACTGGGATCAATATAACTATCGAAGTGATATGATCTTTGAGCCCGGTGATACAATCGTGGGTGAAGAAACCGGTTCGACTGCAGTAATTGATGATTACAATGAATTACCAGTTTCAGTATTTAGATCTGATTGGAACGCTACATTGCCTGCTCAATTCAAACCGACAACATATTATAATCTATCAAAAGAAAATACTACTTACACTGGAAATACAGATCAATTCTCTATTTCAAGTGATAACAAGATTTTCTATATGAATGCACCAAACCATGTAAAAAATTACGAAGGTTTGATTTTGTCGAGATCACAAGAGGTTATTCAGACAGATTCAGGTATTGTCAATACTGGTGGTTTGCGTGAACACAAATCTGCAGAAATTTTATTGAATTATCAATATCAAGGCGCTAATACAAAAGTTTATCAAGCACCTACATTGACAATTGATGAAGTTAATATGATTACGCATCGATGGTACATCAATAATGATGCTGAATATGAATATCTCAATGAAGGTAACGCAAATACTCGCCACATTTCTAAAACACTTGAATTGGGTAACGATGGTAAAGCCGAAGATATTCGAGTATATATGAATGCATACAGACCTAAGGGTACTAAGATCGAAGCGTATGCTAAGGTTATCAATTCAGCTGATCCGGATGCATTCGACGATAAACAATGGACAAAGCTTGTATTGATCAATGGTGGTTCTGAGTTCAGTAATAAAGAAGAGTTGTATGATTATCGCGAACTTGAATTTACTTGGCCTGATTTCCCAGATTATGAACTGAAGCTTGATGGTACATTTACAACAAACGTGGGTGATACTACAGTTGTCGCTGAATCGGCAAACTCAACACAGATTGATGCTCTTTCAAGTGGTGATATCATTCGAATTTATAGTCCTCTCTTTGATGATTCATATCAATTGTTCTCAGTAAACAGTGCTAATTCATCTCTTAACCAAATTGTATTGAATGAGCCGGTAGCAAATGTGAGTCTCGAAGGTGATGGTTTCCTTATCGAAACTGTTAAAGCTCAAGAAAGTGCATTCAGAAATCCGGATAATTACAATATTTGTCGTTATTTTAACTCGCGTGGCACTATATACGACACATATAATAAGGTAGCAATTAAAATTGTATTGCTTGCTGAGTCTCGAAAGCTTGTGCCAAAAGTTGATGACTACAGAGTAATTGCGGTATCAGCATAATGAAAGAAAGTTATGATTATGAAAAAACTAATGAAGGTATGTTTATAAATACCAATAACGATGAATATGCTCGATTTGTAATGAATAGAGAAAAAGCCCATCGCGAGAAACATTTAGCCGAAAAAGTAAATAGACTAGAAGCTGAATTAAATAAAATCAAAAAAATACTTCAAAAACATTTAGTAGGATAGAATAATGGCATTATTGTCAGGATTTGATCAGTTAAACGCGGCTAACAGTACATTTAGTGACTGGTTAAACAAAACAAATGAGTTGATTTTGCTAGTTCGTGGCGACACGGTTTCTGGTCAAACATCTATTGTCACTGCAAACTCTCAGCCCGGTGGTTCTCTTACATATGGGAATGCAACTCTTTTTGGTCAAGTTTCTGCTAATGCCTTTGTAGTATTTAATGATGGAGGAGATTCTTCTAATACTCTCGTAGATCTTGAATACGGTGGCCTGAGGGGTGGTGCTTGGGATGGTATAACAAATACCGTCATCAACGATACTCTTTACGTAGTTACTAACACGAACTTTACAAGTGAAACTGGTCAAGTCAACATTCATTCTACTTATGGTCTATATGTAGAAAATAATATTGATGTTGAAGGAGATGTGTTCTTTGTTGGTAATACTGGTTCGAACACCGATCCTCAAATGCATTGGGAATCAGATAATAATATTCTGAACTTCAATGACAATGTTAAAGGTACATGGGGTAATGGTGATGACCTTGAGGTCTATTATACTGGAACTCGAGGAAATGTAAACACCGATATTCTCGATATACGCGGTTCGACTAATACAAACATTTTCACAGATGACTTTGAGATGCGTTCTCAAGCCAATAATGAGTTGATGTTGACAGCAAATGTCGCGAACGGTGTAGAACTTTATTGGGACGGCATTAAGAAAGTATCTTCTAATACTTATGGTGTCGAAGTATACGGTCAAGTTCTAGCTGATAATGGATTTGTTACCTATAACAACCAACCTATCGAGATGGGTGGCGCAAACTATGCAGCAGCCCATAATTTCACCATCGTTACTGATGGCACAGATACAACCATAACAGAAACCTCTAATGATTTGTCAGTTCGTGTTGAGGATAACTTCCGCGTCACTGACGATACTGGTGCTACTAGTCTTATCGTTGCTAATACATCTGGCGAAGTTACACTGTATCACAACAATAACCAAAAGATGCAGACAAATGCTTACGGTGTAGAAATCACCGGTGAAGCAAATACTGGTACATTACGAGTGCGAGGAGATGCTGCATTTGATGGATCAGGTGGTTTAGATTCAGACACACTCAATTGGGAATCATCTAATAATACGCTGAATTGGAAAGACAGTGCGAAAGCAACGTTCGGTGACGGCGATGATTTGCAAGTATGGCACGATGGTACTGATTCTTGGATTACTGAGAATGGAACTGCCGGCAGCCTTTATATTCAAGCAAATAACTTTATATTAGAAGATACAGACGGCAGTAATTATATCTCAATGACAGCGGGTGGTAGTGTTGAAGTCACACATGCCGGCGCCGTCAAAATTACAACGACTGCTATTGGTGTTAATATCGAAGGCGAAGCCAACACTGATACATTACGTGTTCAGTCTACTACATTGCTCGAAGATGATGTATACTTCGATGGTACTGCCAACGATCAAATCCATTGGAATGCATCACAAGATTATCTGCATATCAAAGATGATGTAGATATATATTTTGGTGACGGATATGACCTACGTATCTATCACGACTCTTCTAATAATGTCTCTTATATCAAAGAATCAGGCACTGGAGATTTTATTCTTCAAGCCAATAATATTCAATTAGAAAATACGGATGGTGAATCATATTTCTGCGGTATTGCTGGTCAAGGAGCATCGCTACATTATAATAGTGTACAAAAACTTATTACAAGAAACGATGGTATAGAGGCCAACGGTATTGTAGACACTGATACACTACTCGTTACATCAACTGCAAACTTCGAAGCTGACGTCTACATCGATGGTTCTGCTTCGAACAACGAATTACATTGGCATGCATCATCTAATACGCTTCATATGAAGGATAATGTCAAGCTTGTACTTGGTGCACATGAAACATTCGAAATGTACCACGAAGGTGCAAACACCTATATGATCGAGAATGGATCAGGTGACTTTGTACTACAAGCTAATAACATTCAAATCGAAGACACAAGCGGCCAAGCATATTTCTGCGGTATTGCAGGTGCTGGTAGTTCTATCTATTATAACGGTGATCAAAAGTTAATCACTACCAATATCGGTGTAGACATTACTGGTCTTGTTCTTGGTGATAGTCTTCAGATCGATGGCAATGTAGATTTAGGTGCATCGAATGCACACTCAGTCAGTGTACTTGGCGAGTTCGATACTAATCTTATCTCAAGTAATCAAGCAAATGTTGGTTCGAGCGTTGCTCCATGGGATTGGGGTTATTTCAACGATATCAATGTAGCTAATACTGCGACTATCCTCAATCTCGAGGTAACCTCGCTCGAAGCAAATGGTGTCGCATTGACTGGTACAGGTGGAGATGTGACAACTACATCTGCTACAGAGATTGACGCTATTGATTTGCAGTCTTTGAATAAGACACAAGGATTTAAATACTTTGTGCATGGTAAAGATTTGGCCGATTCAGATTCAGGTTATGCTGTTGAGATTAACGTTATTATTACCGATAACGACGACATCTACTACACACGATATGGTGAAGTAGAAAGTAATATGTCAGACGTATCGCTTGTTCCAGCACTCGCAGCAAATACTACTCACGTAGTATTGAATGCTACATGTGGCTCTGCATCAGGTACAAATATACATAGATTTAATGTGATGAAGATTGAGACGAGAGACAACTAATGGCTAACGCTATCTACAATAAATATAAAGAAGCCTTATTAAAGGGTGATGCTGATATTGCTCTCGATGATGGCAACTTGAAAGTTGTATTACTAAATACTGATAATGAGCCATATATGTCAACAGATCAGTTTTATGGCGATGTGAGTTCATTAGCCAATACAGTGATAGCTACTGCAACTCTTGCAAATGTCAGTGTCACAGACGGTGTATTTCAATGTGATGATGTAGATTTTGGTCCAGTTACTGATAGCACAGAATGTGAAGCACTCTTATTTTACATTGATACTGGAAATACAGTTACAAGTAGATTAGTCGCATATATGGATACGAATATCGACGGATTACCCATTACTCCTGATGGTTCAAATGTAGAGATTACATGGAGCACGTCAGGAATATTCAAACTATAAGAAGAGATAGAAATGGCAACTGCACAACAATTTGATACTCTCGACGGATTAGTAGTCACAGGCGAACTCAATACTGGTACTTTGATAACGACTGGAAATGTTGTTGTCGATACAAACGTCCTCTACGTAGACACAGTAAACAATCGTATTGGTATCAATAAAGTTCCTACCGTTGCATTCGATGTTAATGGTAATGTCAACATCGACGGCGGTACAATCGATGGTCTGTCACAATTAAGTGTTGATAATCTCACACTCAACGGTTCTACTATAACTAGTACACAAAATTTATTTTTAACCGCATCTGGTTCTAGTGCTATTGTTGCAAACTCGGGATCAAACGGATTAATTTTACGAGATGCCAATGTAGAATATGGTAGATTTGTAGAATCTACTGGTAATCTAGTCATTAAGGCTGGCAATCCAGCGACTACCGCATTAACACTTCAATCAGATGGCGACGCAGTTTTCGCAGCTGACGTTGCTATGTCGAACGGTACTAAGATCGACTTCGGTTCGGCTATGGACATTACCGCCTCGGCAACTGGTGCAACATTTAGCGCAAATACATATCACAGCGGTCATATTGTTCACAGCGCGGCTGATCCGGATACACATATTAAATTTAACAATGATCAATTTGTATTAACAGTTGGTAATAGCCAAGTATTAACAGCAAATAGCTCGGCTGTTGATATTGGTATCATTTCTGCTACTCAAGTTGTATCAGAAACAGTTGTATACGAGACAGTACAAACAGAAGCTACATTAGGTATTGATCTCAATGATGGATCAGCTGTGATATGTACGGCTACTGGCGGTGGTACAGTATCATTTACTATGCCTTCAGGTACGACACCATCGGCTTTTTCATGGACTGTAAAATTCAATAATTCTGGTACACTTACATGGCCAGCGGCTGTAAAATGGGCTGAAGGACAAGTTCCGCCACCATCAAGCGGTACAGATATATACGCATTTACAACATACGATAAAGGTGTAAATATTTATGGTTCACTAGCGATGCGTGATGCATCGTAAGAGGTAGCAATGGCCGGCGCGGGTACAAAAGGATTTTTAGATAGAACTTGGGCAGAACCGTTTAATGAAACGCGGGATGTAGCTACTCGTAATACACCTATTGATCTACCATACGGAAAACAAATACTCGAAACTACATTACGCGGTGGTCGAGGATTTGCACCTGTTATTAAAAATGCATATATCGTTGCACAAAATTATCCGTCGAGAGTTTACATTCAATCTGCTTATCAGATTGCTGAACCTGCATATAGTGTAACGACGAATTATCCGTCCCGAAATTATTTTCAAAATGCGTACAGTGTAACGACAAACTATCCTACGAGGCAAGTATCTCCTCAACCTGCGTATCAGGTACAGACAAATTATCCATCTCGGGGTTATTATCAAGGTGCTTATAGTGTAACAACTAATTATCCAACACGACTTCTACATGATCAACCAAGCTATCATAATTCTGATAGTTATCCTTCACGATTTCAACAATCTCAACCAAGCTATGCGAACATACAATATTATCCATCGAGACAGGCTGGTTATCAACCAGCGTATTCTGTTTCGACATATTATCCAAATCGTGTAACTTATACTGCATATCCGTCACGTTGGCAAAATAATAAGGAGCCAGCGTACGAAATAATAGTATATTATCCAGCGAGAAGTAGTGTACAGCCAGGTTATGTTATTATCAACTACACTTATAATTTTTATACTGGCGGATATCTACCTGATGAAGGAACTTCATATCCTTCACGGTTTATTACGGAGCCATCATATAGCAATGTTACATATTATCCTGCTCGCGGTGGCTATGTGGGTTCGTATGTTGTCGCTGCAAATGAACCTCAATATACGGTTACGACAAATTACCCTACGCGTTCATTGATAGAACCAGCATACAGCAATATTACATATTATCCAACGCGAGCTTTGTATCAACCGGCGTATACAATTTATACTGCTTATCCTTCACGTACTCTATATCAGCCATCATATAGTGTAACGACCAATTACCCTGCTCGTAGTTATTTCCAAAATGCATATAGTAATGTAGCTTATTATCCATCTCGTAGCTATTTCCAAGCTGCCTATGAGTCGTCAACTTCTTATCCGACGCGTTTCCAACAAAATCAACCTGCGTATAGTGTAACGACCAATTACCCTGCTCGTAGTTATTTCCAAGATGTATATAATATCACAACATATTATCCAAGCAGATTTGTATATCAACCTGCCTATAACAATGTTACATATTATCCATCACGTAATATCACTCAGCCCGCTTATAGTGTAACGACTAATTATCCATCGCGATATACTTACTATCCAGCGAGAAATTATAGTCAGCCATCATACGCAATTTATTATTCATATCCTACACGTAACTACACTGGTTTAAATGCTGAAAATACAACATTATCTTTGACGGCAGCTGATGGTACAACATATACACAAACTGCACCAGCAAGAAATCAAAGTACAACAATTTATACTAATACGGCTGGGACATTCCAAAAAGCTCCGGCCGCTACACCGGTATATGCTACATTGTATGCACCTGTTGTTAAACATCCCGCGGCAGCGGTCGCTGTTGGTTCTTATGTTGGTACTTCTCCAGCAAGCAACGTGCTATCTACCGATAAAGGCTTTATAAATATTAAGTACGACGGTAATCCATAACATTTTTAGGTGATTATATTATGACTTATCCTTTACGCAATATGCTTTTGCCTCCTCATATTTTGCCTCATTTCGGTCAAATGAAGGCTGTCTTCAACGATGAAGAAATCGAAAGAATTCAATTCTTTAAAAAAATCTTAGACTTTTCTCCTGCTGAAACTCACTCGTTAAGCGATGATGAAAAACCATTAGAAAACTATCGTGTCTGCGAAGCAGCTACAATGACGATTGATCAAAATACAGAATGGTTATGGAATAAAATTTCTGATCTATCTGCTCAAGCAAACTATGATTTATTTTTGTATGAAATAGAATATCTCGAAACTTTGCAATATCTAATATATGAAGGCAATGGCAAAAGTAAATATGATTGGCACTCTGATAGAACCATTGCTGGATATCGAAAGTATGATAGAAAAATTTCTGGTATTTTAATGTTATCTGATCCTTCAGAATATGAAGGCGGTAAGTTTTTGATCAACAGATTTAATGAATCTGAAGCTGTTGAATTAGAAAAAGGTGACGTACTATTTTTTGATTCAACATTTAGTCATTGTGTTGAGCCAGTTCTAAAAGGTCAAAGAGAAGTCATTGTATTTTGGGTCCATGGTCAAACAAAATTATGATTTTTAAAGATGTGATTGAATTCGCTTGTCATGAAAATTTATATGGTGCAATTCCTGAGCCAAAACCAGCAAATAAGTTTTTGCCAGAATGGTATAAAAAAATTAAACCGTATTGTGGCCGCGACCAACAAAAATTTCCTATTCGTACAGTAAAAAAATGTATGCCTGTTCTCGATGCTATGAGTTTAGGATATATTATACCCTTACCTGTCGATATACATTTTATCACGAATCATGATTTAAGTTATATTAAGGGTACTGTTCGAACAGGCGAAGGACAATTTGGCACACCAGAAAGGCATGAATTTCGTCAAATAGAAAGTCAGAAATGGCCTATAAATAATCAAGATCCGATTAAGCTAATAAATCCGTGGTACATTAAAACAAAACCCGGATGGTCATGTTATATCACATCACCTGTAAATCATTTTGGTTGTCCTTTTACTATTATGTCTGGTGTTGTAGATACAGATAAATATCAATCGTTGATCCAGTTTCCTGCGATTTGGAATATACCGAATTTTGACGACACACTTTTTGCTGGTATGCCAATGGCTCAAGTAATACCATTTAAGCGTAGTAGACAAGATATGGTTTGTCGAGCGTTGACTGAAAAAGAAAGTAGAAATATAGAAAAAACAAATACTATGTTGGGCTCAAGAGCTGATTGTTATAAAAACAGTATTAGAGCAGAGAGATAAATAACCTTATGAAGATATGGGATAAAATCAAACATAAGATAGATGTATGGCTGCACGATGAGTGGGAAGTCACTATCTATTTTCAGCACCAAACTTTGCAAAAAGATGGTAATATAGTAACTACAAACAAACCAAAAACTTATGTATGTAAGAAACTTGTCAAAGTGACTGAGACACATTTTAAGTTGAGAACAACAGATGGTAGATTAGTGGAGATCAAGACAGTTTCGCCTGTGGGATTTGATGTCGTGCAAACCAAATAGGAGAAACAAATGGCTGACGAAGAAAAGAAATTTCATCCAGCAGACACTAATGGTGATGGTAAAGTCAGTGAAGAAGAGCATGCGATGTATATGGAGTTTAAGAGAAAGGAACTAGAAGATGCAGACGCAATGCGAGATGCACAAAGAAATATGGCGTGGTTCTCTCTTGCTGGTATGCTTCTGTATCCCGCCATGGTTGTTATTACTGATCTTGCTGGGTTAGAAAAAGCATCGAACATTTTAGGTGATATGGC